TGCATAGGAACTTATTCTTGTTGTATTCAATGCTTTTTTAGCAGACAGAATCTCCTATGCATATTTTTTCATCATAATTTTTAGTTAATTCCCTCTGCTATTTTGTTTTTGCAAAAGGCTCTAATGGAAATTCAATTATTCCTTTCGAGAGTATGAGAGCTTATTTTAAAAGTTGTCTTGTCGAAAATGGCAATGAAATCTAATCTTTGATTTCGTTTGATAAAGGTTTTGACGCTTACGATCATGGGTAGTAGAGCAATGATTGCTAAATTGTGATGAGGGTCAAGCCAGTGAGGCCTGGCTCCTTAAACTTCTTTATACGCTTCTGGATCAATTTAATCAAAGTCTAGCCCCTTTAAACATCCCATCAAATAATTTTCTAATAATTCCTTGTATTGCATGCGTATGTTAATTATCTTGATACATATACATAATTTATCAACAGTGTTATTAACAAGGTTATACACACATGGAATTAACACCCCCTCGTTCAACGCCTGCTTCAGATTATCTCGATTTTGTAAGACGCAAGGCTGTATCTGGCATGAGTTCTGACCAAATCGCTGCAGACTACGCTCAGCGCTGGAATATTTCCTATGAGCTTGCCAAGCAACGTATGAAGGAATCTGAATACCGACAAGCCATGGAAGCTGGCTACCAATCTGGTCTGGGGCGGATTTGGGAAAAACTCCACCACCTTGCTATGGAAAAAAATGATCAGGGGATTTTGTTATTACTGGCCAAGGAACAACTCAAACTGTTTGGTCAAGTGGAATCGGAGGATTTACTGGCTAAAAGTTCGTTGAGTAAAGATAAACTCAAGAAAATTCATGAGCTGATCTTTGGAAAATAACCTCACTTCAGCTGAGATTATGAAAGAGGCGTGGTATGCTCACCGGACCTTCGCCTATTATGAACCGCATTTAAAACAGAAGCAGTTTCATGCATTGGGTAAAACCGCTCGAGAACGTTTGTTTTTGGCGGGTAATCGTACCGGTAAGACCTATGGTGGGGCAATTGAAGTGTGTATGCACCTCAGTGGCGTCTATCCTGAGGATTGGTCGGGCTATCGCTTTGATAAACCTATTATGGCCTGGGCAATTGGGGTGTCGAATGAAACAGTGCGTTCGACCCTACAACAGTATTACATTGGTGATCCTAAAGCTTCAAGCCCTGGAGCGTTAGCCCCAGCTATTATCTTGTCCACCACGATGCGACGTGGCTTAGCCGATGCGGTTGATACGGTTCGGGTACGCCATGTTAGTGGAGCTCAATCAATCTTGTGCTTTAAAAGCTATCAGCAAGGTCGTGAAGCTTTGCAAGGGGCAAGAGTCGATTTAATCCACTGTGATGAAGAACCACCCCATAGTTTGTATATGGAATTACTGATGCGCCTCATGAGTGTTGATGGGGTATCCGATCCAGGCATGATGATGATTACCGCAACCCCATTATTGGGGATGACCAATACGATCTTGCGCTTTACCAATGAAGATGATGCAAGGGAAGGCGAAGCCCTGAATGGGCGTGGGTTTGTGCAAGCGGGTTGGAATGATAACCCGTATTTGAGTGAACCAGAAAAAAAACAACTGCGCTCCGGTATGGCACCCCATGAGTTGGAAGCCAGGGAAAAGGGTATTCCATCACTTGGCTCTGGTATGGTCTATCCGGTCGCTGAATCAGCAATTACCTGTGAGCCATTTGCTATTCCAGACTATTGGCCAAGGGTTTATGGCCTAGACTTTGGTTGGACAGCTCCAACCGCAGCACTTTTTGGGGCTCATGATCGGGACAATGATGTGATCTATTTCAACTGCGAATATGCTTTACCAGAGCTCACGCCCCAACAACATGCTACAAATCTTTTAAAACTTGGGGCGGATTGGATTCCAGGGGTTTTTGATCCCTCAGGGCTACAATCAAGTGTTAAGGATGGTGACAAGCTTGCCCAAGTTTACCATGATGTGGGACTCAAACATTTAAGCAAAGCCGATAATGCTAAAGAATCAGGCATTGCCCAAACTTTGACGCGGATGCAAAATGGGCAACTTAAAATTTTTAGCTCCTTATCACAAACTCTCAAGGAGTTACGCATCTATGGACGTGATGAACATGGCATTGTTCGCAAAGGCAATGACCATCTTATGGACTGTATGCGCTATATTGTGATGTCAGGGCTCAATGTTGCTCGGCCCCAGAAAATGCCAAGGCCCATTGGTAGAATGCGCTGTCAAGGTGGGGGATATTTATGATTGATATGTGTGGAAAAGCAAACTCATGACTACACAACTCCATAAACCGCCAAGAGGTTATGGATTCTCTTCCTTGATGGAGATAGCTGTGGCCAGCTCTCACTAACCTTTCTTAAATGCTTTTGTTTTATATAATTTTAGAAATACAATACTTACATTAACGAATATTGTATGTAGATCAATAAACCTACGTCTAATGGTTGAATTTTGGGCCAGAAATGCTATACTGAGCTTGCGTTGTGTTAGTTTTGTGTCTCTAATATTTCTTTTAAATATATGGACCATAGGAATAAACCATGAACATGATCCTCAACCCCCAATATGGTCAAAGCTATGGAAACTTAGAGGTCGTGCTGGATGATGGGTCAGTCAAAACGCCAATCCCCCTGTTTGTGGTCGAGTGCTTTTTATGGTACATGGTTGTTGTACATATCCTTATCGATGTATTATTACAAATGGGTAAGCTTTAACCTATGGCTTACCCACTTTCACCATCCCGGCAAAAGGCCCTAGACACCGCCCAAGACTATTTTAGGGCGGCTAACCTGCATCAATCAACCAATGAGTTTCGCTTAAAATCCATTAATGATTACGGATTTTACGATGGCACTGACCAATGGCAGCCGAAAGATTTAGAAAAGTTAAATGCCCGTGAACAACTCCCCATTACCGTCAATATCTGCAAAGGGTTTATCGATAATCTTTCAGGTGTCGAAATCCAATCTCGTTATCGCACTGCGTGCCGCAGTGATTCCCATAACCCTCAAGATGATAAACTTGCTGAAGCCTTAACTCATCTGTTGTTCTATGTTCAAGAACACCAGGAAATACCTTATAAAGGCAGCTTGAAGTTTCGTGATTCCCTGATTTGCGGGATTGGCTGGAGTCATCTGTGCAAGGAAGATGGTGAAGTTTTTTATGATTATGTGCATCCCTTCAATATTCTGCCTGATCCCGATGATCTCAGCCCGCAATATGATGCGATGAAATACGTCTGCCGCAAACGCTGGATGCGCCCAGACATGGTCAAGTCGATGTGGCCTAAGACCGCTCAAGAGATTGATTTTGGCGGAGAATTTGCTTATTACGAGGGCATTTCATCTGCGGAGCTGATGGATCGTAACGCTGCCTATACGGATTACGGTGGGTACACAGGCGCAAATGGCAGTCGGGTACTGGTGGTCGAAGTCCAATACAAGGTGCCCCATAAAATCTATAGTGGTACCGATAGCAATGGTCGATTCTTTGAGACTTTTAAGCTAGAGGAGGCTGAAGAACTTGCCCAAGGTGAAATTGAAGAAAAAAGGGGCGAGCGCATCATGCGCACCCTGTTTTTGGACAACACGTTGCTAGAACATGGACCGTTGGACAACACTTTCCCAGATCAAAAAGATTTTAGTTATATTCCGATCGTTTTTCAGCGGCGTTTTAAAACTGGTGTAGCTTATGGACTTTTGGAATCGATGAAAGATATCCAACGGGACTGTAATGCCCGGGTAACGAAATCAATTTATGCGATTAACTCGGCTCGTTTAATTTTTGAAGGCAATCCGATGCAAGGTCAGAGTCTTGAAACAATTCAGGAGCAATTGCAAAAAATTGATTCAGTGATTGCTCTGCCCAAGGATTCTAAGTTTCAACTGTCCAGCAATGCACAGATGGGGGAAGAGCAACTTAAAATTGTTGAACTCTACCTTAAGCTGATCCAAAGAGTTACTGGTATTCATGATGAGATGCTGGGGATTCAAACCAATGCCACCAGTGGGGTTGCCCAACACATGCGTCAGGTCAACAGTGTACGCAATAATGTCTTTGCCTTTGATAACTTCTCGCAGATGAAGAAACGCGAATCCCGGTTTATCTTAAACATCATTCAATCCAGCAGTGAGATGAACGCGGCGGTAGAACTGCTAACACCGAATGAGCGAGAAATGATCATTTTGAATCTGATGCGAGAAGTTAACGGTAAACAGGTAATATTCAATGATATCCGCACCCTACCGCTGTCCTTGTACATTGAAGAAGTGCCGGATTACCAAAGTTCCTTTGCGGAACAAAAGGCTACTTTCGAATCCCTATTGTCTAACGCCCATGCCCAGTGGCTAATGCTCTCACCGGAACTACTGCGCCGCATGGGGGTGCGCAATCCGGAACAAATCGCCCAAGAAATGCAGCAAGCCATGCAACAAAAAACCACGATGGAACAAGGGGTTGCCGGCAGAGGTGATCCTGTACAGTTTGCCCCTCAAGGCCAACCCCAAGGTGGATCTAACCAGCCACTCAAACAACAACCTATTTAACCATTAGGAGAAAATTATGTTAGATACCCTAAAAAAGGAAACAGCTGAGACTGCAGAAAAAATGGATACAATTTCTAGTTTGTTTGAGGATCGTGATCGCCAAGCTTTACAAGAGGATATCAGCCCATCTTCCAACACATCAAAAAAACAGGCAGCACCCACATTATCTTCACAACCAGATGAGGTAACGGTTGAAACCAAAGCTGCCAAGGTCGACGATCAAGCTATTGACAACCCAGATCTCAAAGCCTTACAAACGGAGCTGGAAAAAACCCGCAAAACGATCCTGGAGAATCAGAAGTATGGGCGGCAAAATGCTCAACGCTTAAAGGGTGCTTTAAAACAAGCTAAAACTTTGGTGGAGAGTGGTGCATTGTCTGAGGAAGAAGCGCGACACTTAATAACATCTTTGGAAAGTGATGATGCAGAAGCAGTAGAAGCTTCCCCATACGATACGCATCCCTTTGGTCAGGTGCTTAAAATTGCCAACACCCAACTAGAGAACCTCAGAAAATATAGCGATGATGACCTGCTGGATGACAAGGTCAAAGCTTTTGATTACTTCCTAAGCCTGGCATCTCCTGAAGAAGTTAAGGGGGCTCTTGAGGATCTTACTGACCTCATCGATGATCCGATCAAACTGACTAAAAAGATGCTCAGCATTGGCAAGCTTTATTATGATGAATCCTATAAGGATATCGCTAGTTCTGGAGGTGTTTCTCAGTACATAAAAAGTAAACAGGAAGAAATTGAAATGTTGAACAAAAGTATTGACAAGTTAACCAAGAAACTGGCACAGTATGAGGACTATGATCAACCACGTTATCGTATTAATGAAGTTGGTGAGTCTAACGACACACCCCATACAAAACGGGATCCCTCTTCGGATGTCTTTGATGATCGAGACAGGGATGATAGGAGAAGACAAAAGCGCCTAGCCTAGGTCGCCCGCTTTTGGATTCAGCTTGGATGAAAAGACGATTGCGTAAAGGTTGAAGACAGCTCAATTTCTGGCTCTTACCTTCAACTTTTACCGAAATCCCTACCTTTTTTTGAAAAGAACGAAAATTCGCATTTTAAGGACAACTTTGGTTGTTGCTTAAATTTTTTTGTTTGTTTTAAAAAAGGAATTTTTATGGCGCTTTATCCAGTCCCTGCACCCGGTTATAATGGAATCAACCAAAATCTCTTCCCCTTTGACGTTGTCACGAAAGTCTTCAAGGAATGGGTACAAATCACCCCATTGTACAACCTGATCGGTAATGAGCCGACCCGACCGATTGTTCGTAAACAACTTAGTCGTGGTGAAGGTTTGCAATACCGCATGGGCAAACTCCAAGCGCTTGATTACAAAAACCCTGTGCTAAACTTCGATCAACGCCGGGGTAATGCCCAGCAGCAATCAATTGACTACGATGCTGTCAATGTCGATTTTAAAAGCTTTCTGGTCCAGATCAAGGGCTACGACATTCTCAACTACGGTACACCGATTGACTTGCCACCCTATGCGCGTCAGCAATTGGTCGAAGCATTCTCCAGGTGTTTAAACTACGATCTGTTTAATGCGATGACCTCCACAGTCTATCCGGCCCTGACCACAGGTTCTGCCTTAACCGGTAACGTCGCTGGGAATTACCCAAGCTATGATCGTGTGGTTTTACCAGTCGCTGCAGGAACGCTATTAGGAAGAGCAGCTTATCAAGCCAATGGCACCTTTCCAACCCTGGTCAATGGCCTACAGACTTCCGCCAACACAACCCCTGCAGGATCAGGTCTTTCCGCCCGTCACTTGGAGACCTTAAAGCAATATGCGGAACGGGGTAATGCTGCTGATGTTGGGGTCAATACCGAAAATGCCCTACGCCCAGCCTACATTAAAAGCAAAGCCGGGTGGCCGATGAACAAATATATTTATCTGGCCCATCCCCAAACCCTCACTAGCTTGTTTGCCGATCCGTTGTTTGCCAACTCAACCTTTAACCGTGGCACGGTGATTGATTCTGATAATACCCCACAAACCCTCAATGGTGCTGACTATGTGGGGGAATATCGTGGCATTGCGATTTATAGCTGCCGTGACCTCTACCAATATGCGATCACCAGTCAAGATGGGACAAAACAAGCGGCCTGGAACATTTTTATGGGTGCTGGTGCCCTATCAATAGGTTGGGCGGAAGAACCACAGATCGGCATGGAAAATGACCTAGTGGAACGGATTCAGCTCTACTTTGGTCATGAGTTTCGTGGACAAAAGATGCTGCAGTTTAAAAGTTTATACGCAAGCCAGGCTGGTGCCGTAGTGGGATCAAACACAGTGGTTGAACAGGGAATACTTCATTCGTTTGTCAGCTTTTAAAAAGATAAAAATATAATAGAAAAGAAGACAATATATAGAAATACAATAGATAATAATTTAACATATTATAAATTAATAGAGGAGATCAATCATGACAAGTGTTGTTCGCTACGTGCAAAATACAACGACTGCTGCCAACGTGAATACAAGCGTGGTGTCAACGGGAAGCGATTATCAGCTGGTTGCTTTTGATATTACGACTGCAGCAGGAATTGCGGCTAACGCCAATGCCAATATCTTGACCTGGAAAGGGGCGGGTAAAATCAAGGCAATATCATCGGTGTTTATGCGCCGGGCTACAACCGGTGAAGTGATTCCTATGGGAGCGGTGGCACAAAATACCCATACAACCATCACCCTAGATGCCACAGGAAAAATCATCAACATCGCTTTATTAGCAGGTGCAACACCTATTCCAACCAATACGGTGATTTCTTTACTGCTGGTGATTGGGAATTACTAAAGGTAGGCGTCTGCACGATAAGTTAGGTGAGTGAGAAGATGATCGTGGGATAAGTAAAAAATGGAAGTATCAACGTTACTGAACTTAATGGGTAATCTCTCTTTGGGTAATGATAATATTACTGCGGTTGAGCGAGGTATTTTTTTACAGTATCTCAACCTCGCCCATTTAGAGCTCTACCAAGTGACGGCTAATTTTAATCAGGATCTGCTGGTTCAAGTAACCCTTGCTAATCAGGTGGAGTCAAACCAGGTGCAACTCCCCGAAACCCCCTATCTGGTCAATCACGTTTACGATCTTACCCATCACCGTCAACTCCGTCGGATTTCCTTAAGGGATGCGATTACTAAGGACCCAGCTTTTACAGCTAATGGCAATCCTACCCAATATGTTGTTCGGCGTGATGTCTTGGAGTTTATCCCAACGCAGATGGCGATCACCTCGATCAATATCTGGTATGTTCCTCAGCCGATCCCTTTAACGGAACAAACCCCTGAGGAAGATATCCCCTATCCCTTTGCCTATCACCCTGTCTTAGTCGATGGGGCGTTGTATTATTTATTTTGTGAAGAAGGCGGCTTTAAAAACCTCCAAAAGGCTCAGGATGCTCAAAGACGCTGGGAAGTCGGCCAGACCCGCTTGCTCGCCTATCTCTACAATTCCAGTGGTCAACTGTTTTCTACGTTCAGTAGTGTGTAGCAGGGTGGATGAATCATGTTCCAAGAAGGTAACTATAACGTTTTAGAAATCTGCCCTCCTGCACAAGGGATGAACTGCAACATTGCCCCAGAAGTGTTGCCGCAAGACTTTGCCGTTGTGTTTGAGAACATCCTACCAACACCGGTCGGCTCAAGTGTCGTGCGCTATGGCACTAAACGCTTAGGCGGTGTGACCCTTGATCCGGATGCCGTGATCATCGAAGCGTTCCCTTATGCTAAAGCCAATGGCGATAGCCAGATGGTCCTTTATGTACAAACCTTTGTCCTAGATGGTACAGCCGAGAATTTTGAGGTGCTGGCCCCTAATCAGTTTAGCTTTGATACAGATAATCTGGGTGCCTTTAATATCGATACGCCGATTAAAATTCCCTACACTAGCCTGGGGGTGACGACCCTCACGGCGACCATTGTCAGTAAAACCGTGGTTGGTCAAACCGTTACAATCACGGTGCAAGATAACTCCTTCCCCTTACCGCTCGAGGGGGTGACGATTAATTCCGTAGCGTATTCTCAAGGCAGTCTCTACGTTTATGACTTGCTATCCTCAACCCTTGGTGACCCCCTTAAAACCGGGTTAAGTGTCGGGTGTGTGCCCCGATCAGTGACCTTTTTAAACACCCTGTTACTCTGTAATGGGGTTGATCGAGTCTTGGCCTGGGATGGGGTAACTTTAAGCGAAGTTATTGATTTTGTTAAAGAAGATGCCTCCATTGATTTTAATCGCATCGATGACACTCAGTTCTCTTATGCTCTTTCACCGCTAAAAGCTGACGTTTTTGATATCACTAAATATCAACACAATAATCAAATCCAGCTTAACATTCATGGAGTGACGACCACCACGACGGTTGTCAATATTGAGCAAGTTAATGAGGTAGTGACCATCACGACCGCAGATCTCTTACCTGCTTTCGATCAACAACACCAACCTGAACTCTTTTACCGGGACTGGCCACCTGCCTTTAGCTTTATGCTGGTCGCCCACAATCGTCTTTGGGCGTTGGGTCCGGGTGCCGTGGGATTGAGTTACCGTGATCCTATCCAAGCCTTGCGGGTCTATTTTACCTATCAGCCCAATACGTTAACGAGGTGGTTTGATGAAAAGCTTAAAATCGTTCCCTTTATCGATTTAGCACAAACCCATGGTGCTCCAGATAATCTTGAGGCCATTGCCTATGTCAGTGGTTTGACCATCTTTATGGGCAGAGGTAAAACCCAAGTGTGGACGGGTTCTGAACCCTTAGGGGCTGCGGTTGATCCGACCCGCCCCAAGTTTGAGTTCTCCTCGATACTGCCGATTGGCATTGTGCACGGTAATCTGGTGGTGGAAATGGCGAATGATGTCTATTTTGTTAGTCAAAATGGTCTATTATCCTTTAGCACTCTCAACGTGGCTAAGCAGTTTGCAGCATCCCCAAGTGATGCGGTTGATCCCTTAGTTCGACAATATGTGACCTCGACGACCACTTCGAACCAAGCCTACCGGGCCTGTCGCTCCTTCAAGTACAAATCAGGGGCCTTTTGTGGGTTTAAGATTGGTCTGAATAAGCTATTGGTCTCCATGTATTCGACGAATCTCTATGCTTGGTCATTATTTTCTGGGGATTTTGAGAAAGCGCAAAGTTTTTTAGCAACCTTGGACAATGCTTTATATCTTTTAATCGATAACCGCATTAGCCAATATGCCGATGGCACGAAAGATACCCCTGAGCATGGGGATAATGATGGCCGAGACTTGATCAATTTTATGTGGACACCTCCCCTTGTGCATTTATCTGGAAAACGTTGGGCTAACAAACGCTATGAACTGCAGGTGGCTTATCCTTCAAGCTTTGTGCTGGGAGATGAGAACAGCTTATCGATCCTGATTCATGGGGATATCCACAAGACCTTTTCCTTATCCGATCCCTATCACCTACCGTTTAAGGGCGATATCTTACAAACCATTCCTTTGGTGCTTTCTGGGGATCCTGATCCCAATGAACCTGATCCAGAAATGTTTGGGTTTAGATTAGATGAACCGTATGCGTACCCTAAAGATCGTTTAAAGTTTTTAAGCTCGACTTTTGGAGTGAGTGTGCTTGGCGCCACCAAAAATGGCAAGCTGAGCTTTAAAAAGATTAGGTTGTTCGGCATTGCTGAGCGTAACACATAGGAGAAAAACTTATGCCCGTACCGATTAACAATAGCCGTCCATCCTTGCCGTATGCGCCAACCCAATCGCTTCCTAACAACACACGCTTTGGAATCTTAACGACCACACAAAGGCCGCCTACTGCTGAAATGCTCGATGCTGAATTCAATGCGCTAACCGATGATGTCAATATGTTGGCAGCAGCGATTAATGATGTCCAGGCAGGAACAATTGCCGGCGCTAATGATCCCTTGAATGCTAACAAAGTTTTAAAGACTGATGGGGCTAATAATCTTTCTTGGACACAAGTAACCAATGCGGAGATTGAGGTCAATGCGGTGGTTGAACAAAAGCTCGCCGCCCAAAGTGTCACTACCCCTAAAATTGGTGATGCGGCAGTCACCACGCAAAAAATTGCTCAAAATGCGATAGCCACCCATCAGCTTATTGATGCGAATGTCACCACGGTTAAGCTTGCTGATGCGAATGTTACTACCGCTAAAATCGCTGATGCCGCCATCACCACCCCAAAACTTGCCAATCAAGCGGTAACCCAAAACCAACTCGCTAATGCTGCGGTGGGCACCAACCAACTCGTTGACGGTAATGTCACAACTGTAAAGATTGCAGATGTTGCGGTGACCACCGATAAACTCGCTGATGCTGGGGTAACGAATCCTAAAATTGGGCTCTTAGCGGTAACCGCTCCGCAAATCAGTTCAGCGGGTAGTCAATTGGGAGATGTCTTAACCTCTAATGGTGCAGGGGCAGCGTCTTTCTTGGAAAATATCGGTAAGGTGCTACAGATTGTTTCCTATGAAGATGCACGTTTTGTGCGAAACGAATACGATGCGGCAGCTTCGCCAATTAACCTCCTCTCGTTTAAGACGGCACCGTTTTTGTTAAGAATTACCCCCAGAAAAACCAATTCGAAGATTATTTTGTTTTATTCGATTAATGTCGGTAGCGCCAACAACCAGTATACCAGCGTCACATTATGTAAAAACGATCTTCCGTTTAAGGTGGGTCAGGATGATCCCTCCTATAAAGGCGTTACCCATAGTATTTATAGTGCTTGGGGAAAACAGCATTCAGATGGGCAGTACGGGTGTTTTAATTTTTGTAACTTCTTTGTGGACACAGGGGTTCAAGGCACAGAAATTGTTTATGAAGTTAAAAAGGCAATGCCTTACACATGCATCAATTCAGGGTATAGTGGAGGCTACGCCACCGTCAGCACCATGCATGCAATTGAGATCGATATTTGATGGATGCTGGTACTGGGGTTAAAATGACGGAGATTGTCTAAATGGAGATTATCTAAATGAAGCCTCTACAAATAGAACTCACCCCAATGAAACTTATCGAAATCAACCCGCTCGATGTGCAACGAGTGTTTCCGAGCTTTTATCACCAAGATTCGCAATTCTTTATGATCACCTACAAAGATCATGAGGTGGGGATTTATGGAATCAAACCCATCGACCCAAATGTTTGTGAAATTTCTTTATGTATATTTGAAGACTATCGCTTTAAGCTTCCCTATAGAACTGGCTTAAAACTGTTATTAGACTTTCCATTTACTCATAAGTTTGATAAAATACTGATGTCCACCTGTGAAAAGTCGATTATTACTTTATTGCGCCAGTGTCACTCACTTGGGGTCGAGTTTGTCGGTTATGACAAAGACAACTATCAAAAAGTTTGGTTTAAACGAGAAAGGCAAAGCATATGAGTTTTGGTGGTGATGATTCTCCCCCTCCAGCCCCCTATTATCCACCAGTGCCGCCTAAGGAAGAGCTACTGGATGTGATTGATGAGGTAACTGGCACCCAAGCGATTACCGTGGTAGGAGCGGATGGTAAGAAAAAACGCGTGGTTAGCCGTTTACCGCGATCTGAAGCAGAGCAAAAGCTTTATGATGATGCCGGCGAGTTGATGAATAAGGCGATTGTGGAGATCAAACGCTTGAGTGACTATGATCCTGGGGCAGTCGTGGATTTTGCTCCCTTTGTTGATGTCATGAACAATCTCAATGCTGAGCGGCAGGCAGATATAGCAGAACTCTCCAAGCTCCCCAACTTTAACCAATACGTAAACGACTTTAAGGCAATGGGTAACACCATTATTCAAGATGAATTTAAAAAAGCGGAAAATGAAAACAAGGCTTACCTGGCTAATCGGGGTTATGCCGACAGTAGTGCAGCGATTGCGATGCGTAACTCCCTGGTGAGTGAAAAAGCGAAAGCCCTGCAACAACAAGATGTCAACGGCAATCTTTATGGGGAACAGCTCAAAGCCGCGGATCTTGGTAACCGCATGAATACTTATGGTTTTAGAGAACAAGGCCGTATGGGGCAGTTACAAAATGCCCAAGCCGAGCACAACCTAAAGTTAGGCCAGTACGACCAGTCCAATGCCATGCGCCAACAGGCTTTGCAAAACCAAAGTGGGTTATTCAATATAGGCTCAAGCATTCGAGGCGAAGATGCCAACAAAGCGATGGCGACCCGGGCTCCAGAACTCGCCAATATCATCTTCCAGCAAAGCAATATGGACAGTCTAAACCGTCATAATGCCCAGATTGGCCAGATCAACAGTCAGTATCAAAACCAACTCGCGAGTTATAACAGTCAGCGACCCTCCTTTGGGGATACGATGCTGCAACTCGGTGGCATGGGTGTAGGTGCGTATTTTGGTGGCCCCATGGGAGCAATGATGGGCGGTCAAGCCGGTAAGACCGCTGGCAATCTTTTAAGGTAAGGGTAAGTAAGGGTAAGGAACAATAAAATTTATGACCAATGTGCCAATGGATTTATTAAAGCTTAGTGCAAAAAAGCAACCCAAACCAGGTGAGCTTAATGCCAATTTGCAAACCCAAGGCTCCTTAGCGAAGATGCGCTATGAAACAGGAGCGGGGGTGCCCAATGCTCATGATGATCGTTCTGATGTCTTTAACAAGATGCGGCAACAATTAGGCAGTGGCTCTAAGCGAGGTTGGCGTGCAGGTATTGCTGGACTCTTGGATGGTCTGGCGGTTGGCAGCAAATCACAAGGAAACGATGAACGTCGTGAGATGGCCAGAAAGATGATGGACACTTTCTCAAGTTTAGAGGGGATTGCGAATGAGGCCGGGAGACGTAATGCACTCTATGCCAAGAAAGCGGCCTTGCAAGAACAGCTTACTCCAGCATTAGAGGCGCTCACTAGAAATATGAGCGTCTTAGCTTACGATGATGTCGTCAAGGTTGGATCAAATATTGTCGAGAGGATTAACCAGTCCAGTGGCACCAATTACAAGATCTCCATGATCGATCAGCAAAATGGTAAGGTGTTATTAACGGAAGCCGGAAAGCCTGATCAAAAGATTGATTTGTTTGAGATGTTTCCTAAGATCGCAGATGAGCAAAATGTTGAGTACCTGACCAAGAAAGCCATGCAAATTCAAGCAGAACAAGACAGGAGAGCACAAGCACAACTGGGGATTAACCAGCAAAATGCCGATGCCATTCAAAACCGTACCCAGTTTAGTCAAGATCCTGATAAACAACATGATGTAACCTTGGGCAAGGAGCAGGCAAAAGCATTAGCGAAAAAGCAATCCACCCTATCTGAGCAAAATCTAGCCTTAGAAGATGTTAGCTACAAAATCCAGGATTTAAAAGATATCCTCAACAACAGTGAGATGATTACTGGCGATACCTTGTCAGCAGGGTTTGAAAGGATAATAGGTAAGCAATTGGGCAACAAAGCCTATTCAGATACGGAACTCTATGACTCAATCAGTAAAGGATTACTGTCGTTTGTTAAGGGCAATCTGGCGTTTGGCAATATGAATCAGAAGGAGTTTGAGTTTTTAACCGCGCAAACTCCCGACAGCCATAAAACCAAAGCGGCCTTAGAACGTATGCTCAACCGTTTTGAAACAACGCTGGATCGACAAATTAAGCGTAATGACCGGGAAATCAATGCGGTACCAAGTTATGGGAGACGCAATCAGCTTGCGAATGAAGCACAGCAGAAGGAACAGCAGGAGCAAATGCCGGCACAGACGCAGTTACCCCCAGAACAAACGCAGATGTCACCACAACCCCAGACTGAGATGGTACGCATGACGGCACCAGATGGCACGGTGGTTTTAATTCCAGCCGCCAATGTTGATTTAGCGATGAGTCAGGGAGCACGTCTTGTTGAGTAACCCATCATCATCCAAGACAACATCCAGGACCACAACACCTCCTCAACAGTTTAATCTTGCAGCGCTCGGTGGTGTGGTTGAGCAACCTGCATCCACACCGCAAAAATTTAATCTCGAAGCTTTAGGTGGAGTTGTTGAAGGTACACAACAAGGTTTACAAGGAGGTGGACAAGCAGGTGCACAACCACAGAACCAAGAATCTCTGGCAACGCGCGGGGCAAGAGCTGTTGCACGTACCGCCAAATCCCTTGGATCAGGGGTCGTTGGTGGGTTAGCTGATACAGTGACGATGCCTTACAACTTGGCCGCCACCATGTTCAATGCGCTAAAAGAAAGTAAGCTAGCCAAAGATCTCGACCCATCCTCTCGTGCCATGTTGGAAGCTGAAGGGTTTTACTTGAGCGAGCCTGGCAGTCCAGATATCCCAACAGCACCTTCTGCCGTCGATGCGGTAGATCGTGGTGTGGACAGTATCACTGGTGACTATACTAAAACTCCTGAAGATGAAAAAAGCTTGCATGAAGGGTTAAAGGCAGTTGGGTCATTAGCGAGCGCCGGTAGTGCTGCCAAGGGTGCTGTAAAGTTTGGGGCCAATCGGATTGGTAAAACTTTGGAAAAGTTAGGTAGTACAAAAGCCCGGGATCTAGCCGCAGGTGGCATTGCCAGTGGCGTAACTAGTGAAGCTCTAGAAAAAGGTCAAGGAATGCCAGCAGCCTTTGGTGAAGGGATTGGAGCAGGTATGCTTGCAAATGTGCTGCTTAATAAGAAAACCTTAAATATTCCAGCTAAAGCCGCCATGAAAACTCTAGGTTTAGACCCTAAAAATCTTAAAACCGACACCCTTGAAGCAGCTAAACGCATTGGTGTTGATTTACCGGCTTCAGGTGCTACTGATGCCAAGATGATGGGATTAGCCAATCAAATGGTAGCGGCAACGCCAGTGATGGGAGATGTGGTCAGAGACAAGGTTAAAACCGCATCCAAACAGTTTCAAACTGCGTTTAAAGAACTCGCTGATTCAGTTGGCCCCATCAAGAATGAGGCTGTAGATCAGGAGATCAATCGTCTTTATGGAAAGGTTAGAGATACCCTTCCTAAGGATGCTGCAATAATCCCCACCCATACAGTTACAGCTATCAACGCTGTTAAAGCCAAGGTCAACACGGCAATCCTCTCCCCATCAGAGAAAGAATTGCTTGCAACTCTTGATACGCTTGGCAATAACCTGATGTTTGATAGCAAACTAGCAGTGCCAATGCCAGTTGAAATGCTAGTGGGTACCAAACGCAGTCTCAACAGTATTATTAAATGGGATAAAGACGAAGGGACGAAAAACCTGTTAAGAACAGTACAACAAGCCACGCTTAAAGATATTGATGCTTACGGTAAGACCAATCCCACCTGGCAAAAGACTTTTGATGCAGCGGAACGTCAGTTTGAAAAAGTTGCCAAACGTGAAAAACTCGACAATCTTCTAGCTGGCAGAATTGAAGACCCGATTACCAAAGATGTTGCCTATGTTCCGCTAGTTAAGCTTTTAAATGACAAAAAATATGCCAAGCAACTTGAAACTACCCTCGGGAACCAAAACTTCAAGAAGCTCAAGGATTTTACCACCGTTGCAGAAAGTATGGCAGTTGCCAATAAAAACACACCCAATCCCTCTGGTTCAGCCATCGTTGGTTCAGTAGCAGCATTGGTTACTTCAATTGTCGTTGGAGATTTTACGACACCGCTTAAGGTCATTGGTGGTGGAGCTGTGCTCACCCAGTTGCTAACCAACAAACGGTTTTTAAATCTCGCTACTAAGTTTGCCAAGCAACCAACAGAATCACTTGCCCAAAAACTCAATAGCTTAATCAAAGAAAGCACAGGTATGACCTCTCAGGCGTTGATGACGGGGTTGAAAGAAAAATCACAAACATCAGACTAGCCACACTTGCTAAATGCTTGATCTACAATGTTAGTTAACTTCTTTAATTCTTCTAATTCTAAATGCGCATAACGCGTGGTTGTTGCAATATTTTTATGTCCTAAGAGTTTAGATACTCCATAAAGGCTCACTCCTTTCTTTAAAGCAAAGCTAGCAAAACTATGTCTAAGATCATGAATACGGACATCTGGAATGCCAGCTTTTTGACGAATCCTATCCCAGATTTTTTGGATGGTAACTAAATGCGTTCCCTTTTTATTTCCGCAAAACACATGGGGATTATCGGCTTGTTTTTTAAGACCTAAAATTACATTTTTAGCACTCTCATTTAAGGGGATACCTCGTTCTCCTACTTTGCTGTCTTTAAGATGTATGAAATTTTCTTTAAGGTTGACATCTTCCCACTTCAGGCTCAAAACCTCTCCTAAACGGCAACCCGTATATATAAGTAAACGTAGGGCTGCGATAGTATAATTAGAAGCAGCATTTGCTCCAGCTTTTTCATCAAGAACTTGATTCAACCTTCCTAATTCTTCATCACTTAGGAAACGGTTCATTTTCTTGCCTGGGTGTTTAGGAACACCTCGACAAGGGTTACTATTTTGAGGTCTATACCCCCATAATTCGGCTTGGTTGAAAGCACACCCTAGCAGTATGAGACATTTTGCGCTTGTACCATTGGACAGAGAATCTTTGAATGCTAATATATCCTTTCGTTCAATTTCAGCTATAGTTTTTTTCCCAAAGAAAGGAAGTATGTACAGTTTAATTCTTGAAGAATCTCGATTAATTGTAGAAGGTTTGTGGTGCTGCTTGATGTATTTTTCTGTAAACACCTGCCAGAATTCTTCAAAAGTAACAGATTGCTGAATTTCAACTTGTTTTACTTTTTTATTTTCCTTTGGATCAATATCTTTGGCAATATCTGCGCACCATTTCTTTGCTTTGTCCCTAGCTAAGTCTACTGTGTAGTTTCCGTGCACACCGATTTTAAGATAAGAGTATATTTTTGTTGTTGGAGATGTATAAAAAAATACGTAGGTTTTGTAGCCAGATGCGTAAATACGGCATCCAAACCCCTTTATCTCATCATCCCAAATCACATAATCTTTTTCTCGTGGTAGACTGGTCTCTACAAGCTTTTTTGTTAGTTTTGTCATCCATTTCACTCAATTCAAACGTTAGATCAAAGTTAGAACAAAATGGGTTTTACTGTCAATTTTTATCCATAAATAGTGCATTATGAAGAATATAAGGTATATCCAAAAAAGGCTGAAAACCTTGATATACCTAAGGATTTTAGTATTTCTAGATATATCAAGTCTTGATAATTTATCGGTTTTTGGTACCGGCATCCCTAGGTTCGAATCCTAGTACCCCAGCCAAGCTTTTATGCCTTTTATGGCTCTATATATAGATCTTATGGCCATTCACAAAAATCAACTATGGTAAATAACTCCCAATGAATACCCTATAAAGGAAGATACATCTTGTTCTGATGCTAACTTTTTGCTAACGTTAGCACATCAAAAAATCAAGATATTTTAAGATGCCCCAACTTACCAAAGCAGTAATTGATAGAAGCCCCAATAAGCCAAAAGATTATATTATATGGGATGATGTAATCGCGGGATTTGGTTGTAGGATTTACCCATCTAAAAAAACCTTTGTATACTCTTATCGATCTCCCATAAACAAAAAATCTTCTTGTATTAAGATTGGCGTGTATGGAAGCATTACTGTGGATGAAGCCCGAATACAGGCTAAAAAGTTTGCACATAGTGTGCAAATAGAAAAAATTGACCCCAAGGAATTAAAAAAAGCCAAAGAAGTTGAGGTACAGCAGTCTGTTACTTTTGGAGAGTTCTGGCTGGTGTTTACAGAAAAATATATCAAGCAGCACCATAAACCTTCTACAATTAACAGAGATTCTTCAAGAATTAAAAACTATATACTGCCTTTTTTTGGCAAAAAATCTATAACTGAAATTGAACGAAAAGACATATTAGAGTTCACAAATTCCTTATCCAATGGCACTAGTGCAAAATGCCTTATATTGTTAGGATGCGCTTTCAATCAAGCCGAATTATGGGAGTATAGACCTCGAAATAGTAATCCTTGCCGAGGAGTACCTAAACATCCAGGGAAGATGATGAACCGTTTTTTAAGTGACAAGGAATTAGAGCGGCTAGACCAAGTTTTAGCTGAGCGAAATGGAACTGATGCTGATTCAAACTACACTATCGCTGCTTTTCGTCTTCTTATTTACACAGGTTGTCGTTTAGGTGAGGTTCTAAGCCTAAAGTGGGAGGATGTAAACCTTAAGGAAAATTTCATACACCTTAAGGACAGTAAAGTAGGAGAACGAGGTATCCCGTTAAATGAGAGTGCTAAAAATGTAATTTTAGGACTTCAAAAGAAACCAGACAATCCATATGTGTTTTGTGGCAGTAAAGCTGGTTATCATTTAATTAAAGTACACAATACATGGAACAGGATCCGTAAAAAAGCTGGTATTCCAGATGTAAGGATTCATGATTTGCGTCATTCTTTTGCTAGTTTTGCTTTAAAGAAGGGGGTAAGTCTTTACGGAGTATCTAAACTTTTAGGACACAAAAATATTGCAACAACCACACGTTATGCGCATTTAGAGCTAGAGGAATTAAAGAAGCTAACCAACATTGTAGATCAAGCCTTTAGCAAATGCGGTTAGTCTGAGGCTTCTGATTTTTCTTTAAGCCCCGTCATCAAAGCCTGAGAGGTCATACCTGTGATTTCTTTGACGAGAGCATTGAGTTTTTGGGCAAGTGGCTCAGTTGGTTCTTTGGCAAACTTGGTGGCTAGATTCAAGAATCGTTTGTTGGTCAACAACTGGGTGAGCGCAGCTCCACCACCAATGACCTTAAGCGGGGTCGTAAAATCACCAACGACGATTGAGGTCACCAGGGCTGCTACCGAACCAACGATGGCTGAACCAGAGGGGTTGGGGGTATTTTTATTGGCAACCGCCATACTTTCTGCAACGGTGGTAAAATCTTTGAGCTTTTTGAAGTTTTGGTTCCCGAGGGTCGTCTCGAGTTGCTTGGCATATTTTCTGTCGTTTAAAAGCTTAGCCAGAGGAAGATAGGCAACATCTTTGGTAATCGGGTCTTCAATCTTGCCAGCTAGAAGATTGTCGAGCTTTTCACGTTTAGCAACCCTTTCAAACTGACGTTCCGCTGAATCAAAAGTCTTTTGCCAGGCGGGATTGGTCTTGCCGTAAGCAGCAATATCTTTAAGGGTGGCTTGTTGCACAGTTCTTAGCAGGCTTTTCGTCCCTTCGTCCTTATCCCATTTGATAATATTATTCAGGCTACGTTTTGTACCAACTAGCATTTCTACTGGCATTGGCACTGCTAGCTTGCTATCAAACATCAGGTTATTCCCAAGCGTATCAAGGGTTGCAAGTAACTCTTTTTCTGGAGGGGAAAGGATTGCCGTTTTGACCTTGGCTTTAACAGCGTTGATCGCGTCAACCGTGTGGGTAGGGATTATTGCAGCATCTTTAGGAAGAGTATCTCTAACCTTTCCATAGAGACGATTGATCTCTTGTTCTGTGGCTTCATTCTTGATGGGGCCAACTGAATCAGCGAGCTCTTTAAACGCGGTTTGAAACTGTTTCGATGCCGCTTTAACCTTGTCTCTCACCACATCTCCCATCACTGGCGTGGCCGCTACCATTTGATTGGCTAAGCCCATCAGCTTGGCATCAGTAGCACCTGAAGCCGGTAAATCTACACCAATGCGTTTAGCTGCCTCAAGGGTATCGGTTTTAAGATTTTTAGGGTCTAAGCCTAAGGTTTTCATGGCGGCTTTAGCTGGAAGATTTAAGGTTTTCTTATTAAGCAGCACATTTGCAAGCATACCTGCGCCAATCCCCTCACCAAAGGCCACTGGCAGATTTTGTCCTCTTTCCATAGCTTCACTAGTAACACCACTAGAAATCCCGCCTGCGACTAAATCTCGAGCTTTTGTGGTTCCCAACTTTTCTAGGATTCCACCAATTTTGTTAGCTCCGAACTTTATTGCACCCTTGGCAGCACCACCTGCGCTTGCTAATGACCCAACCGCCTTAAGGCCTTCATGAATGCTTTTCTCATCTTCAGGGGTTTTTGTGTAATCTCCGGTTAATCGGTCAACTCCTTTATCAACCGCATCGACCGCAGAAGGCACTATGGGAATATCTGGACTGCCAGGCTCGCCTAGGTAAAACCCTTCAGTTTCCAACATTGCACGAGAAGATGGGTCAAGGTCTTTGGCAAACTTACTTTCTTTTAACGCATTGAACATGGTGGCAGCCAGGTTGTAGGGCATGGTCACCGTATCGGCTAAGCCACCAACGAGACCTGAGCCAAGGGATTTAATGGTACGCGCAGCAGCTTTTACCCCGCGAGTGGCTAGGGAATCTTCTCTATGCGGTTGTTGATCAGGCACAAAACCGTATTTATTATCTGGCTTCACATCTGGAACAAAACCATATTTATTGGAGGGTGTAGCCATCATTCAGTGCCTCCTTTAACTTAGACATCGGAATTTTACCAATCACCCCATCTGGGCTGACAACAGGAACGGTTTGCTCAGCTTCAGCTGGCTGCTGTTCTGGCATCTGGGTTTGCTCTTGGGGTAGCGGTTGTGTCGCCTCTGGTGAGCTTTGAGTGCGCGTCCCATAACTTGGCACTTTATTAAATTCCCGCTCATTGCGCTTCATTTGCCGATCAAGAATCATTTCAAAACGGTTGAGCATCCGTTCTAGGGCGGCTTTGGTTTTATGGCTGTCGGGGGTTTGTGCGGTTAAAAACTCAAACTCCTTCTGGTTCATATTGCCAAACGCTAAGTTGCCTTTGACAAACGAAAGCAAGCCCTTGCTGATTGAATCATAGAGCTCGGTATCTGAATAGGCTTTGTTGCCTAATTGTTTACCTATTATCCTTTCAAACCCTGCTGACAAGGTATCGCCGGTAATCATCTCGCTGGTTTTAAGAATCTCTTTTAAATCCTGAATCTTGTAGCTCACATCTTCGAGCGCTAAGTTTTGCTCAGATAGAGTGGCTTGCTTTTTAGCTAAGGCTTTCGCTTGCTCTTTACCCAACGTCACATCATGTTGCGCATTAGGGTCTTGACTAAACTGGGTACGGGTTTGAATGGCATCGGCATTTTGCTGGTTAATCCCAAGCTGTTGCTCAGCCCTGCGATCTTGTTCTGCTTGAATTTGCATGGCGCGTTTGGTCAGGTATTCAACATTTTGCTCTTCCCTGATTTTAGGAAACATCTCAAACAAATCAAACTTTTGATCAGGCTTACCAGCTTCAGTTAATAACACCTTACCATTTTGCTGATCAATCATGGAGATCTTGTAATTAGCACCACTGGATTGGTTAATTCTTTCCACAATCCCTGAGCCAACCTTGACGACATCATCATAAGGTAAGGCACTCATGTTTTTGGTCAGAGCCTCTAACTCTGGGGTGAGCTGTTCTTGTAAGGCCGCTTTCTTGGCATAGACCTCATTGCGTCTTCCTGCCTCATTCGCAATTCCCTCTAAACTTGAGAAGGTGTCCATCATTTTACGAGCCATATCCCTGCGTTCTGCGTTACCCTTTGATTTACTGCCCACTGCCAGACCATCCAAGAGTCCAGCGATACCTGCACGCCAACCCCTTTGAGGCCCATTGCCTAATTGTTGCCGCATCTTGTTAAAGACATCAGAACTATCATCATAAGCATTGGGAACACCTGCTCCCGTTTCATAGCGCATTTTCGCTAAGGATCCTTGGGTTTGCAGATTAGCATTAAGCTCACCTGGTTTGGGTTGCTTTTTTGCACTCAGCTTTAATAAATCCATTGGTACATTGGTCATAACTTTTATTGTTCCTTACCTTAAAAGATTGCCAGCGGTCTTACCGGCTTGACCACCCATCATTGCCCCCATTGGTCCACCCAAATAGGCACCAACTCCCATGCCACCGAGTGTCAGTATCGTATCCCCAAACCCGGGGCGCTGACTGTTATAACTGGACAGTTGGTTTTGATACTGACTGTTGATCTGACCAATTTGGGCATTATGACGGTTCAGACTATCCATATTGCTTTGCTGGAAGATTGTATTCGCCAATTCTGGGGCTCGGGTTGCCATCGCTTTGTTGGCATCATCCCCTTGAATCTTAGCCCCGGTACTAAACAAACCATATTGGTTTTGCAAAGCTTGCTGGCGCATGGCATTAGACTGGTCGTATTGCCCTAACTTTAACTGATGTTCCGCTTGGGCATTTTGTAACTGCCCCATGCGCCCCTGTTCTCTAAAGCCATAGGTATTCATGCGGTTGGCAAGATCTGCGGCTTTGAGCTGCTCGCCATAAAGATTACCGTTGACATCCTGTTGTTGCAGGGCTTTCGCTTTTTCACTCACCAGGGAGTTGCGCATGGCAATCGCTGCACTACTGTCGGCATAACCCCGATTAGCCAGGTAAGCGTTGTTTTCATTTTCCGCTTTTTTAAATTCATCTTGAATGATGGTATTACCCATTGCCTTAAAGTCGTCTACGTATTGGTTAAAGTCAGGAAGCTTGGAGAGCTCTGCTATATCTGCCTGCCGCTCAGCATTCAAAGAATTCATGACATCAACAAACGGAGCAAAATCGACAACTGCGGCGGGATCATGGTCACTAAGCTTTTTAATTTCAACAATCGCCTTATTCATCAATTCACCGGCATCATCATAAAGCTTTTGCTCTGCTTCCGAGCGTGGTAAACGGCTCACCACACGTTTTTTCTTACCATCGGCTCCCACCACGGTAATCGCTTGGGTGCCGGTTACTTCATCAATCACATCCAGTAGCTCTTCCTTTGGTGGCACTGGTGGATAGTACGGGGCTGAAGGGGGAGAATCATTACCACCAAAACTCATAACTTTTTACCCATATTCATGGCCTTTCTTTCTTAAACCAAACTTTTTTAGAATTGTCTTTGTCATAGCCGATAAACTCCACTCCAAGTGACTGACACTGCCGCAACAAAGTAATGATTGATTTTTCTTGAGTTGATATCAGTATTTTATCAAACTTATGAGTAAGTGGAAAGTTTAATAACAGTTCTAATCCAGTTCTATATGGAAGCTTAAAGCGATAATCTTCAAATATACATAAAGAAATTTCACAGGTTTTGGGATCAATGGTTTTGATTCCATAAATCCCCACTTCACAGGTTTCATGATTAATCGCAAAGAACCGTGAGTTAGAGTGATAAAAGCTTGGGAACACCCTTTGGACATCCAGTGGATTAATTTCAACAAGCTGCATAGTTTTATCCATCCTCAAATATCGATCTCAATCGCATGCATAGTGCTGACGGTAGCATAGCCACCAGCATATCCTGAATTGATTCCTGTATAAGGCTGGGCTTTTTTAATTTCATAAGCAATTTCTGTGCCTAACACACCCGTATCCACAAACAAGTTTGAGAAGTTGTAGCAGCCGTAAGTGCCATCTGAATGCTGTTTCCCCCAGGAACTGTAGATACTGTGGGTTACCCCCTTATAGGACGGATCATCTTGGCCGACCTTAAACGGCAAGTTGTTTTTACATAAAGTGATGCTGGTGTATTGGTTATTATAACTGCCAATATTGATCGAATAAAACAAGATAATCTTAGAATTCGTTTTTCTTGGGGTGATTCTTAACAAAAATGGTGCAGTTTTAAATGAGATGAGATTAATTGGCGAAGCTGCTGCATCATACTCATTTCTAAAAAAACTCGCATCTTCATAAGAAACGATCTGCAGCACCTTGCCGATATTCGCCAAGAAAGAGGCTGCACCTGCACCATTAGAGGTTAAGACATCTCCTAGATTGCTACCCGCTGAACTAATTTGCGGGGCGGTCACCGCTAACAGCCCAATTTTAGGATTAGTTACCGCAGCGTCAGCCAGTTGTTGGGTGGTCACCGCAACATCTGCAATCTTTGCAGTGGTGACATTAGCGTCAATGATTTGTGGGGTGCCTACAGCAGCATTAGCGATTTGGCCTTGGGTTACTGCTTGATTGGCAAGCTTTGGGGTGGTGATGGCAAGGTCGGTAATTTTGCTGGTAATAATCGCATTATCAGCTATTTTTAACGTGGTGACATTGGCATCAATAATCTGATGGGTCGCTATCGCATTTTGGGCAATTTTTTGAGTAGTCACTGCTGCATCACCAATTTTAGGGGTAGTGACTGCCTGGGCGGCGAGCTTTTGTTCAACCACCGCATTGACCTCAATCTCGGCATTGGTCACATATGTCCAAGAAAGATTATTAGCACCATCGGTTTTTAAAACTTTGTTAGCATTCAATGGGTCATTAGCCCCTGGGATACTTCCTGCCTGGACATCATTAATCGCTGCCGCCAACATATTGACATCATCGGTCAGCGCATTGAACTCAGCATCCAACATTTCGGCGGTGGGTGGCCTTTGCGTCGTCGTTAAGATCCCAAAGCGTGTGTTGTTGGGCAGCGATTGGCTTGGCGCATACGGCAAGGATGGACGACTATTGTTGATCGGTACTGGCATAAGTTTTCTCCTATGTATTACGTTCAGCGATGCCAAACAATCGCATCTTTTTAAAACTCAACTTACCATTCTTGGTGGAACCAAGCACACTTACCCCAAAGGTTGAGCTTAAAAACTTTAAACGATCCTTGGGGTACGCATAGGGTTCATCTAATCTAAACCCAAACATTTGTGGATCGGGTTCATTCGGGTCTGGCACGCCACGAGCCACCAAAGGAATGGTTTGTAAGATATCCCCTTTAAACGGCAGCGGATAATTATTGGACAGGGAAAAAGTTTTATGGGTATCACCATGAATGAGGATCGATAAGCTATTCTCAATCCCAAGCACAAAACTTGAGGGATAAGCCACCTGCAGTTCATAACGTTTGTTAGCCCAGCGTTTCCCTGGTAAGTGCACAAGGGGTGGTGTCCACATAAAGTTGATCAAATCCCGGCCATCATTATCCCCATACTCAGGGGTATCTTTCGTGCCATCAGCGTATTGGCTAATTTGGTTATCGATTAAAAGATACAAAGCATTGTCCAAGGTTGCTAAAAAGCTTTGCGCTTTCTCAAAATCCCCAGAAAATAACGACCAAGCATACAGGTTCGTGGAGTACATGGAGACCAACAGCTTATTCAGGCCAATCTTAAACCCACAAAATGCCCCTGATTTATACTTGAAGGAGCGACAGGCGCGGTAGGCCTGATTGGAAGTGGTGGTCGAGGTAACGTATTGTCGAACTAAGGGATCAACCGCATCACTTGGGGATGCTGCAAACTGCTTAGCCACGTTGAGAGTGCTAAAGGATAGTAGGCCATTTTGACTAACAAAATAAACATCATTAGCCATCTCGACCACGAGATTGCCGTGCACAATGCCAATTGGCAGAATCGAGGAGAATTCAAACTTGGGGCGGGTCGGATCAACTGCTGCCCCTAAGGGTTCAGATCCTGTCCACACTTGGGTTTTACCTCTGCCCATAAAGATGGTCAACCCACTGACATAGGCGATGGCTTCGAGATTATCTGGAGCACCATGGGTTTGCGCCAAATCGATAAAGGGGACGATTTTAAGTTTTTCATCAAACCAGTTGGTCAGCGTATTCGGCTGATAGGTAAAATAGACCCGCAAAGCTTGGACAGGATCACGGTAACTCAATCCCACTGCACCCACACCTAACGCCCAGAGGCGATTGTGGGCGACCAGCATAAAGCTAAAGGCAGGTGGCCAGTCCCGGTAAAATAGTTCAGGTGGATTCCCAAATGCCGGTAAAATATCTGCGGTTGTAATTGTGATCAGGTTTTGGGCTTGGAGAATATTGACAACCGTCGTGGTCGTCGTCACTCCATTAATTTTAAGCTGGATTTGATTATTGTTTTGATATTTAGTGATGTCAAAGACGTCAGCTTTTTGAGGTGAAAGACTAAAAGAAAAATGCGTATTATCGATGCGATTAAAATTAATTGCCGTATCTTCTTTAACAAAATCAACAACTTCGCTTAAAGTCACACCATCCCAACGCAAGACCTTATCAACCCCATTACAGATTAACAGGGTATTTAAAAAAGTCACCGACCGGGGCACACAACCGACACTTAACCCGGTTTTAAGCACAACGCCAAGGGTTGAGGACAGCAAGTCATAAACGTAGATACTGCCTTGAGAAAAGGCCACGGAATTAATCGTCACTCCCTCGATCGGTAGGGGAAAGGAATTGTCTTGTACCGTGATCGTAACCGTTTGACCGACGACAGTTTTACTGACGATTGTTGCATAAAGGGTGGTCACCCCAAGACTGGTGTAGGGAATTTTAATCGGTGTATCAACCCCAAATTTATCGGCAACTGCCGTATCAAAGCTAAATTGATTAGGGGCCAGCACTTGAAAATTCTGAGCTGTACCATCTTGGACAAAGGTTTGCACATAAAGTACCATCTGGCTGTCGCCATTAGCTTTGGCATAAGGGAAGGCTTCGATGATCACGGCATCCGGATCAAGGTTCACACCGCCCAAGCGTTTGGTGCCATAGCGCACGACACTTGAGCCGACAGGTGTAGGCAGGATGTTTTCAAAGACAACCGCAAAGTCTTGCGGCAACACTTCTGGAGCGATATTGCAGTTCATCCCTTGGGTGGGCGGATTAAACTCTAAAACGTTATAATTACCCTCTTGAAACATACTTCACCCCCTCCCGCTAGACACTACTGAACGTAGAAAACAGCTGACCACTGGAATTATAGAGATAAGCGAGTAGTCGAGTCTGACCGATTTCCCAACGTGCTTGGGCAGCTTGGGCTTTTTGCAAGTTCTTAAAACCACCTTCTTCTTGAAATAAATAATACAAAGCACCATCGACCAATACCGGATGGTAGGCTAGAGGGTATGGGATATCCTGTTCTGGGGTATTCTCGGCTAAAATGATGGGTTGCGGGACATACCAGATCTTGATTGAGGTTATCGTTGTCTGCGTTGGAACAAACTCCAAGACATCACGTTTAACAAAGTACTGGGTGGGATTACCATTAGCTGTAAAAGCTGGGTCTTTAGTAATTGCATCGCTTAAGGAAATTCGACGGAGTTGACGCTGATGGGTAAGGTCATAAACGCTGTTAACCAAATAGGGAGTTTCGGGGAGTTGTACCTGGTTTGAATCGACCTGATTGGCAAGCGTTACTTGAACCAGCAAATCCTGGTTAAAGTTGGCGGTGATCTGATACAACTCCAAATTAGCCAGGTTGAGATACTGCAAAAAAATAGCCCTCTCAACCTGGGTAATATTATCATTACCCAAAGAGAGATTGCCCATTAAGCTCAGTAACGTTGATACTTCCATCTAAAAACCCGCATCCTAATTACTACCCCGCCTTTCAGCGGGGCTTTAATTTAGTAATTACCAATCACCAGCAGCATGGCCATGACACTTAGGGCTGGAATTGGTACGCCAGCTGCTGGGACACTCACGTTGAGTATTTTTTGAGATGCATCAATAGTTATCAACGTATGGGTGTTTTGTGCGACAATGCCTAAGGGCAGTAATTCCCCAGTCGCTGCAACCTTTGGGGTAAAGGTTAAGATCGATTTGATTTTACCCGCACCTTTCCAGGTTAAGATATTGGCGTTGGCACCGGCAGCAATCCCTGCGGTGGTGATAATATCAAAGGCAACCAGCTGATAGTCACCCCCAGTTGATGCCACGTTTGTATTAACGTTGGCAGCGGTGGATGTATTTTGCACGTAGCGAACAACACTTGTCATGATTAATCTCCTTTATCTAAATTTCATTAAAAGCTTACAAATGAATGAATAATGCCTTGTTCAACCACCGTATTTGATCCAACTACAGCACCGGCAAGGGGCGCATATTCGCTGGCAAACTGCAGCATCTTTTGCCCACGAAACTCATGGCCAAAGTAGAGCTGAATGCGTTCTACCAGGTCATTTTCCATACCGATCTGCGGTTCTTCCGCCCAACCAACTGATAGGGCTCCTGCACCCATAAAAATGTTCCAGGCCGCTTGTTTGTTACCATCCGCACTGGTGATCGCATATTGATAGAGGTCACGGCAGCTATAAATCGCAATGCCACGGTACTCACCGACATAATCGGCACCATTGAGGGTCTGAGGGGTATTTTCTTGATCAATCACCGTGCCACGGTTAAAGGTTGAGTTGGCAAACAACGGATCGGCAAACAAGCTAGTGAGGGTTTGGGGATGGGCGAGATAAATATATTTGTTCATCGGCCACCCGGCTTTGCTTTTAATATAAGCTGGGCGTAGGGCATTTTCGGTATTGACCCCGATATCGGCAGCATTACCACGTTCCGCGTATTGCTTTAAGGTCTCCAAGTGACGGGCGGAAAGACCTGATCCTGCAGGTGTCGTTGCTGCTGAAGTCTGCATGCCATTGACCAACGTTGGGAAGGTGCCATTGGCTTGATAAGCTGCTCTTCCTAATAGTGTTCCTGCAGCGACCGGTAAAACTACACGATCATAAGAAGGGTAATTACCAGCAACGTTACCGGTTAAGGCAGAGCCTGTAGTCAGTGCTGGATAGACTGTGGAGGTCATTGCATTAAACAGATCGTAGTTTAAACACCTGGAGAATGCTTCGACCAATTGCTGACGCGCATAGGGTGGCAAATCAATCGGGGTACCGTAGTTAAGAATATCGTAGCCCTTGATCTGCACTAAAAAGCTTTTAAAATCGACATTGACCGCATCATAGTCAACCTGTTGTTGCTGGGCATTACCACGGCGTTGATCGAAGTTCAGCACGGGGTTTTTATAATCGAGGGCTTGCAGTTTACCCATGCGGTATTGCAGGCCTTCACCACGACTGAGCTGTTTACGAACAATGGGCCTGGTCGGCTCATTACCAATCAGGTTGTAAAGTGGGGTGATTTGTACCCATTCCTTAAAGACTTTAGTAACAACGTCAAAAGGGAAGAGGTTTTGGTTGATCCCGTTATAACCGGGTGCGGGGACTGGATAAAGTGCCATAAAAATTCCTTTTTTAAAAATAAACAAAAATATTTAAGTCACAACTAAAGTTGTCCTTAAAATGCGAATTTTCGTTCTTTTCAAAAAAGGTAGGGATTTAGGTAGAATTTGAAGGTAAGAGCCAGAAATTGGGCTGTCTTCAAAATTTACGCAATCGTCTTCTCATCCAAGTTGAATCCAAAAACGGGCGAACTAGGCTAGGCGTTTTTGTCTTCTCATATCGTCCTTGTCTCGTTCATGAAACAGATCATCAGAGGGATCTCGTTTTCCTGGTGGTGTGTCGTTAGACTCACCAACCTCATTGATACGATGACGCGGTTGATCATAGTCCTCATACTGTGCCAGTTTTTTAGTTAACTTGTCAATATTTTTGTTTAACTTATCAATTTCTTCATGCTTTTGTTTAATATAGTTTTGCACACTACCAGCACTCGCAATATCCTTGTAGGATTCATCATAATAAAGCTTTCCAATGCTGAGCATTTTTTTGGTAAGCTTAATGGGATCCTCGATAAGCTCAGTAAGATCCTCAAGAGCACCCTTAACTTCCTCTGGGGAGGCGAGGCTTAAGAAATAATCAAAGGCTTTGACTTTATCATCCAGCAGGTCATCATCGCTATATTTTCTGAGGTTTTCAAGTTGAGTGTTGGCAATTTTAAGCACCTTACCAAAGGGATGAGCATCGTATGGGGAAGTCTCTACTTCTTCTTCATGATCACTTTCCAAAGATGTTATTAAGCTCATACCTTCTTCCTCTGAAAGCGCACCATTCTCCATAAGAATTTTGGCTTGTTTTAAAGCACCTTTTAAGCGTTGGGCATTTTGTCGCCCATACTTCTGATTCTCCAGGATAGTTTTACGGTTTTTTTCTAACTCCGCTTGCAAGGTTTTAAGATCTGGGTTATTTTGAGCATTTTTATTTTCTGCTTTGTCAGCTCCCGACTTCGCATCAAGAGTTTCGTCTGATATGCTGTCCCCAGAACTGGTGACAGCTGATTTAGTGCTATCATTTTCATTGTTTTTAACAGCTTGGGGTTCAGCTTCTTGTGAGGTAGAAGGCAGACGATCACGATCTTCAAACAAACTAGAAATTGTATTTGGACTATGGTTGTCGGTCTTTGCTGGTTCTGACATAAATGCTCCTGTCTTTAGTTATTGGGTTAAGTGATGTAGCAGGTAGTGTACTAAGCTCAGTTAGTTCGCGGTATGAAACAAAGCTGTTAAACAGGTTGCTCGAATAGTCTGATGAGGCATAAAGTAGATCACCTGGCTCCAGAGTCAATGTCGCATTCAGTAAGACATCGACACGGTCATTGGGCTGAATCGAAACTTGCCTGGCAAGCGTAAAATAGGTTTCTGTGCCAAGTGTCACTTCTCTAGCGATGGCCAAGGTTATCACAATCGGATTGTCCGTGACATTAGCTAGGACAATGCCATCAATCAAACAGGTGCATGCATCATTACCAAAAATGATCACAGGCGTACTGCCAATACCACTAGTTGGGTTCATCTTAAAATTAACAAACGGTGAGGTTGTCATTAACCAACCCCGCCTTGTTGCATACCTGGCATTGGAGATGCTTGCCCTTGAGGGAATTGTACTGGATCACCTCGCCCTGCCACACCTTGTTCCATGGTGGTTTTTTGTTGCATCGCTTGCTGCATTTCTTGGGCGATTTGTTCTGGGTTGCGTACCCCCATGCGGCGCAGTAGTTCCGGTGAGAGCATTAGCCATTGGGCATGGGCGTTTGATAATAATGATTCAAAGGTCGCTTTTTGTTCTGCAAAGGAACTTTGGTAATCCGGCACTTCTTCAATGTACAAGGAAAGCGGGAGGGTGCGAATATCATTAAACACCGTTGGTTTGCCATTGACCTCTCGCACTAGATTCAAAATAATCACTTCCCGTTCATTCGGTGTTAGCAGTTCTACAGCTGCGTTCATCTCACTGCTAGATTGAATCATATTGAGGATAAAGCGGGATTCCCTTTTCTTCATTTGCGAGAAGTTATCAAAGGCAAAGACATTATTGCGTACACTGTTGACCTGACGCATGTGTTGGGCCACTCCACTGGTGGCATTGGTTTGAATCCCGAGCATTTCATCATGGATGCCAGTAACTCTTTGGATTAGCTTAAGGTAGAGTTCAACAATTTTAAGCTGCTCTTCCCCCATTTGCGCATTGCTGGACAGTTGAAACTTAGAGTCCTTGGGCAAGGCAATCACCGAATCAATTTTTTGCAATTGCTCCTGCATGCTTTGAATCGTCTGTCCTTGTAACGGATTTCCTTCAAAAATTAAGCGCGCCGAGTTAATCGCATAAATTGATTTAGTGACCCTGGCATTACAGTCGCGTTGGATATCTTTCATTGATTCCAAAAGTCCATAGGGGACGCCTGTACGGAAGCGGCGTTGAAAAACAATCGGAATATAACTAAAATCCTTTTGATCTGGGAAAGTGTCGTCCAAGGGTCCATGTTCCAGCAAGGTGTTGTCTAAAAACAAGGTACGCATGATGCGATCCCCTTTTTTTTCGCCAATTTCACCTTGGGCAAGCTCTTCCGCTTCCTCTAGCTTAAAAGTCTCAAAGAACCGGCCATTACTATCGGTACCACTATAGATTTTATGGGGCACCTTGTATTGGACTTCGACCACCAGGACTCGGCTGCCATTTGCCCCTGTGTACCCACCGTAATCGGTATAAGCCGAGTTTCTATCCATCAGCTCAGCCGATGAAATGCCCTCGTAATAAGAAAAACCTGCACCAAAATCAATCTCTTGAGCGGTCTTAGGCCACATAGACTTGACCATGTCTGGGCGCATCCAGCGTTTGCGGCAGACGTATTTCATCGCATCATATTGCGGGCTGAGATCATCGGGATCAGGCAGAATATTGAATGGATGGACATAATCATAAAAAACTTCACCATCTTCCTTGCAAAGATGACTCCATCCAATCCCACAAATAAGTGAATCCCTAAATTTTAAACTGCCTTTATAAGGTATTTCCTGGTGTTCTTGAATGTAGAACAATAGATGGGTTAAGGCTTCAGCAAGTTTATCATCTTGTACGTTATGGGAATCACTGCGGCAAGCAGTACGGTAACGAGATTGGATTTCAACACCGGAAAGATTATCGATAAAACCTTTGCAGATATTAACCGTAATGGGTAACTGTTCACGCGCATATAACTTTTCTAAATCTTTGGCTTGCCATTGTTCGGTGCCATCGTAAAACCCATAATCATTAATGCACTTTAGGCGAAACTCATTAGTTGATTGATGCAGATTTGCTGCCCTAAAATATTCTTGGGCCGTATCTAAGGCCTTTTGTCTAGTTTGAGAAAGCGGGTACATCTAACTACTGGGAGTCAGCAGTTAAAGGAATCTGCGTTTTAATCGCCTGGAGGTGTTTGACCAGATCATCAAGCACAACTCCCAAATTCCCACAGATTTGGACGTATTGTGGATTGAGATCCCCTTGGTAATTAAACACTACTGTACCGTATTGTTGGCAAAATTGCGCATCAATATTGAAGTTTGCTAAATCTTTGAGACATTGCCGATTCGGAGTGATGGTCATGGTTTATTCCTTTGCAAAGAGCAAGTAAAAGAAATATGAGAAAACATTATAAAAAAACTGATGTAATCCAGGTGCAGTATAGCATATTGAGCTAAAAAATCAACTTTTAACCTTTTCTAACTTTTGGTTTTGTACTTTCAATTAGAATAGTATTCTTTAATGGTAAATATTCCTTATGATAAAAAGACTGAAAAGCCAAAATTAGATAGGAAAGAATTTCTGCAAGGTTAATCCCCTTAAAATCAGGATGGCATTGCGGACAATCTTTTAAGCTGCAAACAAAGCCTTCTAGAGCTTTGGGATGACTTAGAGCATTGCCGTTAAACAGTCTGGCGACATCATCATACAATGGGCCAACCGCAACATGATTGGAGGTATGACTAGGTAATGCATGATCGGCTGAGTGATGACCAATCGGATCAGAGCCGATTAAGTCAGCGGGCTTCCAGGTATAGGAATAGACATCGAGATTTAAAATACGCTCGAGATAATCTTTTTTAAAAATATCCTTTTTGCGCATTGAGTCCTTGAGCTTTGCATTTGATGCACTAATTAGTACTCCTGAAGGGTTGATATAGGATTTAAGCACTCCCCCATAGAAAAACTCAACGGCCGCTTGACCCGAGTTGCCATAGCATACGGCGTTATATTTTCCGGATCCAAATTTCCCTTCCAGATTAACCAGTAGTACATGATCAGAGAACGCACCGGTGCCAGAAATCAGGTTATAGGAACCATTGGAAGCTAGATAATCCCAAGTGCCATTACCCTTAAGAAAGACATTACTATTGTTAGGATAGCCACTAAGTCTGGTTGAACTGAGTTGCCCTGAAGTGTTATTGCTGATGTCAAAGACTTTAGTGTCAATATAGGTTTTATTGCTGACATCTTGGGGATTGATCGGATTAGCACAATTGATGATGCCATTATTTAACATATTCAAGCTGCCGTTATTTAATAGTTCCATGCGTTTGGTGGCATTGGTAGCAAACTTGAGGCTGGCTGACCCTGATGCCCAGACATAGGCTTCAGAGGTGTTATTGTTAAAACCGAACTGCACACCCGTACCGGTAATATTGCTATCCACCGTAAGACCTGCCGCAGTTGCCGCAGGATTGGTGTTTTTAATCGTTAGACCAGAGCTAAGATTATCTAGATCATTGGTGGTGATTGTCAGAGGATTCACCCAAGCACCATTGCCATTTAGAAAATATAGACTGTTACTAGGATATCCATTGATTCGTGAGCTGTTTAGCTGGCCGGTGGTGTTGTTATTGATATCAATCGTGGTGACCGCAATGGTGGGATTACCGGCAATGCCATTACCGTTGGTTACACTAATCCCAGAGCCGGCAACTAAACTACGCCCAGTATAGGTTGCCGTACCTGTGCGTGCCAGTAATCCAGTTGTGCTAAGATTGGCTAGGCTTTGTAACTCTAGATTTAGAGTTAGCCCAATGGTGCCAGCTCCCGTTATCGGCGAGCCAACAACACTCAGACCGGGTGATCCGGTAATCGCTACCGAGGTAACCGCCAAGTTGGGAACTGTGGTGTTGACATAACTCTCACTGGCAAGCGGTTGCCAGGTGGAACCATCACAATACTCGAGCTTAACCATTTATCAACCGTTTGCTCCAACCACATCCCATTGTTACAAACCATTGTTAAAGCGAATCATGCCTGGCGTTAAAGTGACCGGTCTTTGGGCAGCAGTGCCACCTGGCAGGGTTGCTGAAGCGGTTCCTGGTAACACCGGATTAGCGGCAATGCTTAAGGTGGCAATGTTGTTGGCCATGGTCACCAGGATTTGATTGGTGGTACCTACCACGCTATCTAGGCCGCTTTTAGCAAGTCTGGCAAAAACGATACTTGTCGTACCCACAGCAGTGATTAATGCGGTTTGCATCCAGGAAGTCACCCCATTGATTGTGCCTGAGGCAATGTCCACCACTCCACCTTGCAGCATTTGCGAAGGGGAATCATAATCACTTGCGCGAGTTAACACCCAAGGCACTGTAGCCGAACCGACATTGGTGACGGTATAGAGACCATTTTGCAATTGGGTGGTTTGGTCTTTCACTAAAATTCGTGCATTAAGCGCTGGCGTTACTCCATCTAGGGTAAAAACCAGGTTAGCACTGCTGGTAAGTGTTGCCCCAACCCCTAATGTGCCATTGGCATAGGTTGCCGCTAAGTTAGTAGTGGTTGCGGCAAGGCATGGTTTTAGATTGATGAGAGAATTGATCACGAAGTTTTCTGTAGCTAAATTATACCAGCCCGTACCATCCGTATATTCTAATTTACCAGTAGGGGTTGGTGGTACAGCTTTGACCGGAGAGGCTGGAGATTGAGTTTGCAGTTCATTTAGATTTTGTACTGTCAAATTAGTCGCTGATGATTCTGTAGTCATAGTATTTATCCTTTTTAAAAAATTAAGAGCTTTATTCTTTAATTATAGCTTAAAGTATGGCTTGAGTACATTAAGCAGCCCCATTATTGTAGCGTACCATGCCAGCAATGGGGGTAGCTGGACGTTGGGTATTTGTTCCCTTGGGAATAGTCATTGCCTCAGATCCAGGCAGTACTGGGTTGTTTGAAAAATTAGTGGTTATCGGGTTAAGTAATCCGCCTGAGCCATAGATTGCCCCTTGCAAGGTAATGCCAGTATGAAGCAGCGTATTCAAGCTATCGGCAGCACTGACAGCACTTGCTTGGGCATTGGTTGCTGAAGTTGCGGCATAGTCAGCACTACTGGAAGCATCAGAGGCGGAACTGGAAGCACTACCTGCGGATAGACCTGCGGCAATTGCTGAAGCACCGGCTCCTAAGGCTGATGCTCCAGCCGCAGTTGCCGCTCCACTTGCTGTCGCTGCTGCACCAGTTGCTTCTGTGGCGGCAGCAGTCGCCTCTAAGGCAGAGGCAGATGCTTCTTCCGCACTCACCGCTGCTTCTTCTGCAGCTGCTTGGGCTTGAGCTTTAAATTCCTCGGTCTCAGCTTTAATCTGCTCCAAGGTTTCCTTGGTCGCATAGTCCTGGTCAGGAATTGCGACGGCAATTACACCATCATCGCCAGCCTTTAAGATTTTAGGCTGTATTCCTACCAGCTGATTCAAGCTTTGGGCATTGGTTAAGCTTGAGTTGGGTTGTTGCAAAATATACCGCGCATCGACAGGCGCTACTGCAATAGTCACTTCTACTGGTCGGTTGTTGGCATCACCTTGCCAAACTGTTCCTTGCTTAAGATTAGGTAAATTGGCAACTGCAATCGTAGGCTGTGGGGTAGCAATATTGGCATTGTTACCGATCCATAAATTACCTGACGCTAAGGTTGGGGTGAGGTAATCAACATTAGAAGTGGCAATTGCTAAAACCCCAGAGACATTCTTGATCAGCCCGTCATTTAGAGCACTCAAGGCTTGGGCCTTGGGCAAGCTTGGCACCGGAGTGTTAACTACAAAGGTGGTTTGCAAGAGCACATCCAACTGCTTTTGTAAGAATTTGACGTCAATGGTTAAATCAATCAGTTTAAACGTTGGCAAGGGGCGGCTGTTCTCATCGCCCATCCAGACATAGCCTCTCTCTAAATCAGGCAGAGGTTGATTGATGCTAGATAAGCCCGTAACTGGCGAAATAAAAGGGTCGGTATAGCCGGAAAGATATTTCATATAAAATATTCCATAACTCGCACCTATCCAGCGTTAAAATGCTCAATGAAGTTTTGGATCTTTAAGGCGTCCGTATCATATTGCTGATTGGCATAGCTCGCCAGATTAGCAAGCTGTTCGGTTGAGTAATTGTCCAACGATGAATCTTGCCCTGGCAGAAATTGATACTGGAATCGATAATTAAAAATATCATCAAATAAATCCTGGGTTTCAAACTCCATAACCTTGGCATTGAGTTCCTGGGGGCCAGCGATAAAGACATTGTCCATCAGGTAAAATAGGTAATCCACATTATAGGGGGCGATGCTGTTCGGTGATAGATTGCGAGATGTGGTTAACAGATTGATTTTTTCAATTGATTCTGGGTATTTAAGTAGTAACTTTTTCCTAAGCTTTACCAACTCATACTGAACGTCTTGCATCAAGGCACTCTCTTCCAAGCCCCCTTCAACTGTAGGTTCAAAAGCCGATCGCAAAGCTGTCTCGGGAACAAAGGCATTATGGGCCACGCCAGTGCCAACGGACAAGACGCACAAACGCGTCGCCTGGGGAAACAGCTGGCGCGCCACTGAAAATGCTGTGGTTACAGGGTTATTTTGATAAACCCCACCATCAATCAGGGTTTCTCCACTCACAGTTGCTGAGGGGAAATATAGTGGAGCGGCACTAGTGGCAAGCCCGACATTGACTACTTCAGTGTTAGCCCCAGTCATAAACGGTTCAAAGCCGGTAATGTTAGAAAAGATGGTTGAGGTATCTTCACCCGCATCCCAACTTGGGATAATCACCTTACCCGGGAGATCACTGAGTTTGAGGGTTGTACCAAAGACTTCCTCTAAGGCAGCTTGTAAGGGGCCTTGACCATAAAAGGTGGTGGGATAGGTTGGCAACCCCATAATCACACTGAACTTATAGGCTGACAGCGGTAAGATCGAGTTATAGTAAAAAATGCTGGCCCCTTTACTGCTAAAAAACTGCAGCATCTCATCTGGACTTTTACCATAGGCATATCCTAACGCCTGCACTCCACCAATTGAGGTGCCAGTGATAATATCAAAACTATTAAACAGCTGATTAGCGGGAATACCCGCTTGCACACAAAAGCGTTTGAGAAACGTCGCTGAGAGGTAACCACGCATGCCACCGCCATCCAGGGATAGAATCCTTACGGTCTTAGCGGTTTGTGGGGTGGTCATGATTCAGCTTTTCTTCTTCAGTCACGGCATCATCAACCACCTGGCGAACCTCTTCCTCCCAAAATAATTTAGGGATATCGCAACCGGTACAGCTAAAACCTATTGCAAGTAGCCAGAATATTCTAACGCTCATAAATACCCCCCACCTTGGGAGCGCATTCTACCAATGGGTCTTGGCATTTTTTGCGGCCGAGCAACGCCGAGTCCGGACATTACGACATAGCGCATACAGTCCATGAGATGGTCATTGCCTTTGCGAACAATGCCATTTTCATCGCGTCCGTAGATGCGGAGTTCCTTGAGAGTTTGTGATAGGGAGCTAAAAATTTTAAGTTGCCCATTTTGCATCCGCGTCAAAGTTTGCGCAATCCCTGCTTCTTTAGCATTATCAGCTTTGGTTAAATGCACTAAGCCCACGTCATGGTAAACCTGGGCGAGTTTATCGCCATCTTTGACACTTGATTGTAGCCCTGAAGGATCGAAAACGCCTGGAATCCAATCCGCTCCCAGTTTTAAAAGATTGGTGGCATGTTGTTGAGGAGTGAGTTCCGGTAAAGCATATTCAGAGTAGAAATAGATAACATCATTATCCCGATCATGAGCCCCAAACAGTGCTGCGGTCGGAGCCGTCCAACCAAAGTCCAGACCATAAACCCGTGGCCAATAGTCTGGAATATTAAATGGATCACAAATAATTGCTGATTCAGCGACCGGATAGACCATACCAGAGCCAAGCGATGGAATACCTTTTTCTCGGGCTTCCAATTCATGGGGTGCCATGCCGGATCGCAGTTGTTTTTTTTCTGATTCGCTCAAATACGGGTTATCATTCCAACCTGCTTGCACAAACCCACGCCCATTCAGTGCTTCGCCTTCCCTGGCATCATCTTCATTGGTAAAGCGTAAGATCGTATTGGTCATCCCCAATAATGGGGTTGCCGTAATCATCATCATCCCAGGATCGGATACCCCATCAACACTCATCAGGCGCATCAGTAATTCCATATATAAACTATGGGGTGGTTCTTCATCACAGTGGATTAAATCGACTCTTGCCCCTTGCAAAGCTTCACGGCCTTGCTGGTAGCTTTTAAAGCACAGAATTGATTGACCTCCACTAACATGGCGTACCCGAACCGTATCAACCGCATCGGCTAAGCCGCGCCGCATCGTGGTGGACAAGATAATTGCTGGGGCTAACGCTCCAGGGCTTGAAGCTTTAGGATCACCAATGTAATACTGCTGCAAGGTTGAGCGTACCGTTTCATTGGATACGCCAATCGCCCAGGCCATAATCGGTTTTTCAAAACGATAGCCTGACCAATCCTCAGGATAGACGCCACTAAGGTGCATACAGACTTCAATTGCTCCACCATAGGTTTTACCCGTACGATTACCCGCCAGAAACAAACGTTCCCGAGCCGTTTTACCCAACTCATGAAACTGCTTTTGTTTTAAATGCGGTTCATAATACGCAAAGGTCCGGTGAGCATACCATGCCTCTTTCATAATCTCAGCTGAGCTCAGGTTATTTTCCAAAGACCAGCTCATGGATTTTCTTCAATTTATCTTTACTCAACGAGCTTTTAGTCAGCAAATCCTCCGATTCCACCTGACCAAACAGTTTGAGTTGCTCCTTAGCCAACAATAACAAAATCCCCTGATCATTTTTTTCCATGGCCAGATGGTGGAGTTTTTCCCAAATCCGCCCCAAACCAGATTGGTGGCCAGCTTCCATGGCTTGACGATATTCAGGTTCTTGCATGCGTTGTTTAGCAAGCTCATAGGTGATGTTCCAGCGTTGAGCATAGTCCGCAGCAATTTGGTCGGAGCTCATTCCAGACACAGCTTTGCGTCTTACAAAATCGAGATAATCTGAAGTGGGCGTTGAACTAAGGGGTGTCAATTCCATATGTGTATAACCTTGTGGATAAATATGTTGATAACCTGTGAATAAGTATCAGGCTAACAAATGTAAGTCTAAAAGACAAGCATTCACAAAGTAATTATTTATGGTGAATTTTTATTTGAAGTAATGAGTTATATACACACTAAGGTTTGAGCACAAAATTAAACTGGTGATAAATAGTCACCATTTGAGATTTATACTTAATTTTTCAATTAATTAATACTCGTTTAATTTTTCAAGGGCTGCACTTACATCCCAAATTTTAAAACTAAAAACATTCTCCCCAACCACTAACCGAATTGGGTGGTATAGAGGCTGATGCGTAACCAAGTTTCCTTGTTTACTAGTTTTATAAATATCATAAGGCGTCTCCTTAATAATAGGTTCACCCAAAAATATAGTCATATTAGCAGGATTTAAAAAAAGATCTTGCTCATGAGGATCAACATGAAGAATTAAAGGAATTTTATCTGGTAGATTGTTAAACCTTTTTTCGGTAACCTTGTCCTTGTCATCAAGTTTTAATGGTAGAGTATTGGAGACAACAACATGCATTTGGCCTTCAAAAGGATAAGAATTAAGCCTACTGCGTGCTCCTATTTCTAAATCGTAACATATGTCTGTTGATACAATTTTTTTACCTGTATCTTCACCTTCGCCAAAAATGTATAGGGCTGTTTTTTCTTTTATTGATTTAGTAGTTAAGAAGCTATTGGCCTCATCTTTATAAGAGACCTTTCTATAAGAACCCACCATTTTTCCTGATGAGTAAATAAATGATTCATTTTGAAAGGTTAAGTAATCTGTGTCGTCTTGTAAACTAAGTAGCAATTCACTTATCTCAAAATCCGGGTGATAAAAAAATGAATCCACATTTTCTCCTAAGTTTTGAGGCCATTTTTCTTTGAAGTCGTTGACTAGGCCTTTATACTCTCCCCCACTCATCTTTTTATCGTTAAAATAAAGAAAATTTACGTGAAAAAAAGCTGAAGGAACTTCTTGTGAAAGATTGATTATCTGTTTTGAAACATTATCAAACTCTTCAAAAGAAAGAGGAGCATATTTCTCTAGGTTTTTGTTTTCGTCAGCTTTACCAAAGAACATCTCATTAAAAACAATCAGATAATCTTTTTTTGCAATTGAATGACTTATTTTTTTTATCTTTTCCAACACCAATTCATTTTCTTTTTGACGTGTTTTGAAAAAATAAGGATTTCGTTGGCACTTTGCTTTTAAATCTGCAAAACGATTAAGTTCTTTTGAACTTTCTTGTTTTATAACTCCCTCAGTTCTGTTTAAGAAAAACTTTGAGATTTCTTTAAAGCTGATTAAATTAAGTAAATCTTTTTTCAATAGAGTGACACCAAATTGATCCACTTTTAAAGATAAAGTCTTTTGGTCATAAAATTTATTTTTACCTTTTGCTGACTCCGTTACGGTTTCTATTTTAGAGGAAATAAAAGATTCTATTAAGCCAGTTAACTCAGAAAAATTTTGGATTGTTTGTAATTCTCGCTGTTGTGTGCTCTTTAATTCTTCATTTAGTTTGGCAAAGAACCAATCGTAATCTTTTTTTCTTTCATCAAGGTACTGAAGCAAAATTTTTGGTGTGAGATTCCCAAGATCTTCAACGGTATGCTTATTAATTTTTTGGTAAGTCGAGTCATAGTATGTGCTAAAATCTTTAAAAAACTGTTCATCTTTCTCTATAGATTGGGATAAAGCTTTAGGAAGATCAGTATTTTCCACTAAAATAGACATTAAAGTACCAAAAACGGCGTTTTGTTCCTCTAATGTCAGTTTAGGATAATTTAGATCATCAACAGTTTCTCTAGTGACAGAAATGACGTAAGTTTTTGAAAAGTCATGCTTAGCCTCCTCCATTGAATACACAGAAGATAACAACGTAAAACTGGAGAGTGTTAACCATAAAAACTTCCAGCTATATCCCTTAACATTCATTATTTTCTCCATCAATTTTTAAATACCTTAACATAACAACCAACATTTAATTTTAGAGAGCAATTAAGCGTGTAATATTCATTTTAACTCCAGCGTAAAGTTAAACTGTGTATTTCCTACTTTTTCTTGATTAATTTTGTAAGAAGAAAGCTTATCTAATGCAGCATGTGTGTAATCTTGTTCCCAAGATATAGAGAATTTTTCCAAGTCACTCTGCTTTAGTGGATTCGCCACTTCAAATTCAATTTCATCAGAAGCAGTTCTTTGGTTTGTATGCATAAAATATAAAGTTGGCACCACTGAAACCTTGAAATTAAGAGTGTCTTGTGGATTAAGTTCTACTCCTTCCCCAATATCTGCATTTAACAAACTAGAATAATTATCCTTAATACTCTGAACTACAATAGGCTGCTTCGTATTATTCTTAAGAGTAATCTCCAAATCTTCGCTTGCGTTTAGACTAGCGACTACTCCTGCACAAATTAATAATTTCTTGAACATTTCTATCTCCTTAATTTTTGGTTGTTACCAACTTAATTTTCTGTTCGCAGAATAACACGTTCATGGTTAAATCCACAATCCCAATTTTTGGGGGTATTGTTCCAGTTAAGTTAAATCATTAAATCCATTAAACTTCCACATAAATCTATAACTAAAGCTTGTTGACAGATTTTTCTTATTTTTAGCCCATTCTGTATAAAATCAGTTTATGGTGCTTAAAGCGCATTTATGGAGGTTTGTGATGTGGTCTGCGTGGGCAAATGAAATTAATTAAGAGCTTTCCACAAAGAAAATTTCTGGCCACGGGAATTGTGGGGACGAGTAGGTATACCCATATCCCTTTTGGCTGTGTGGTTAGATGCCCCCATACCCCCAGGGGGCAGTCTTGGTAATCCAAATGGCATACCTATGAGGTAAAGTAGAATTTACATAAACCTTTTATAGAGACTCACCAGTGCCATACAATTGATATCTATGCTAGGGGTTATAGCCAAACATAACTAATCCACTCTAAAACGTCTTTAAATGAAGTTTTCCACATCAGTCTAGTTTTCCACCAGAAAACTGTCAATCTTCCTCAAAACTATAGACCATCGCCTTAGTCAGGCGATTGTATATAGCTTGTAATCGTTTGCCACAAACAAGCTACATGTTGATAATAGCAAAAAGTTATCAGATAGTTAGCACGAAATGAGATTTGTGGTAAGTTGAATCACTGGAAAGCCGCAGTTTTGAGCCATTACTATTTTTTTCGTGTAGTAAGTAGTAGTAAGTATGCAGTAAGTTGGAAGAGCCTGTAAAGAAGAGAATATATAGGTATATTAAGATATTTTTTTTTACATACTGCACTTACTGCGTCTTATTTTCTTGATTTTACCTTTATAAGGGTGCTGTATATGCAGTAAGTACTCTCTAACCCTTGCTTTTCTGGGGCTTTCACTTACAGCACTAGTACTGCAGACTTACTACAAAAATCCACTGTAAGGGTATGTAAATAAGGGAATTCAACTTACTGCAAACCCATTTTAATGCTATCTATACGCTAACTTTAAAATAACTAATCTGGATAAAGTGATTATAGCAAAGGCTTACAACCACTTAACCTTAAATTAATATAGGCGAAGGTATAGCCTGTGGAAAAACCCTAAATCCTCTGAAACATCTGTTTTTAAGCCATTTATTGATCAAAACATGACTATCATTTTTTTGTTACGTATTTTCTATAACCAGAAAAGGTGAGCACTAATTGCATGCAATTTAATAAATTACCAAACACTAACTACACATTTACTGTTATTAACAGACCTATAACAAAAAACCTAAAATTATAATTTGTTTTGGTTTTCAATAAATATTAGATTGGCAATTGAAAAACAACTTTATTTTTAGACAAGGATTTATCAATGACAAATGAAACAAGTTACAGAAAGCACAAAAGATTAAGGAGTCAGGCAAATCAAGCTATTAATCTTGTACAAAATATTATGGACACTACAGAAAGTTCTGACTTTATAGTTCTTGAAAATTTGATGAATAAAAAAGTTAGTGTGTATAAATTTTGTAGAGATTTTCCCAAGCAGATAGAATGCCTATTTCATTTATTAGATGAATTAGAAAAAATCAGCAAACAAAACAGACATAATATGTTACTAACAGATGAACAGCTAGATGAAATGTTGCTTTTATATAGTTATAAAGTACCACACGCTGAAATTGCCAGAAAGTTTAACATTTCATATCCCACTGTAAAAAAGTATTTAGCAATATCTCAAAATAGGAAAGAGAAAGAAGACCAAAATAGTGGCAATTAATCATCATGTTTGCTCTATTTTCCAGGCATTGCTAACTCACAATTTTTAGTGGTATACGTGGCTTCAAATGGTGAAACCAAGAACAGCCATGGCCACAAAATACCATCCATTAAAAGATCCTAAATACATGTCTATAGCCATGAAGAGCTTTTTTCGAAAGAAGCTTAAAGGCCAGCTTAATGCTCTACATAGAAAGTGTTTAACCTTTGGAAAAACCTTACAAGTCACAGCCATTAAAGAGCCTGATTTTGTTGACCAAAGCTGTTTAAGTGAAGAGCGATTTAATCATTTTGCGTATTATAGTCATGAAAGACGTCAGCTTCATGAAATAGAGCTGGCATTGCAACGATTATACAATGGCAATTACGGTTATTGCTTAGCCACTGGTGAACCAATTGGTGTGAATAGGTTGCTTGCCGAGCCATGTGCAAAGTATAGTTTGGAACAGCAAATGTCGCGTGAAAATCATAGAGTTTTTGCCAATTAAAGATGTGTCTCTATAAACCTTGAGGTTTAGGCGTTGAAAATATATTTGCATCGCCTCTTGTTTATTATTTCTAATGAGCCTAAATAATAAGCCATTAGGATCAAGCTTGGTTCACTATGGCTATTTTTTCGTCCTTAAGTCGCCAACAAAAGGAAGCTGTTGGGCTTTTGCAAGCTGGCACTTTTCTCGAATATTTTGATCTCATGCTCTACGTTCATATGGCAGTTCTGCTCAACGAATTGTTTTTTCCTAAGGTTGACCCTCGAACAGCATCTTTGTTATCAGCATTTACTTTTTGCACAACTTTTGCGTTGCGTCCTGTTGCAGCTCTTTTGTTTGGTTGGATAGGAGATACATTTGGTAGAAAACCTACGGTTATTATCACAAGCCTTATGATGGCCTTATCTTGTATTATTATGGCAACCTTACCACCATATGTTCAAATTGGTATCACTGCTTCTTATTTGATGATTTTATGTCGTGTATTACAAGGGTTTTCTTCTATAGGTGAAATTATATCAGCTAAAACTTATTTGGTAGAAACATTTCAACCACCTATGCGCTATTTTGTGACGACTTTAGTTTCCGTTTCTGCTGCTTTAGGAGGCACCTTTGCTTTAGCAATTGCGTCACTTTTCACATTAAAAGGATTTGATTGGCGCATTGCTTTTTGGTTTGGCATGTCTGTAGCAGCAATAGGTTCAATTGCAAGAAATCGTTTAAGAGAAACTCCTGAATTTATACGAGCAAAAAAAGAAGCTGTAAATAAACATTTTGATAAAAAAACTTTTTTTGCTTACTTTTTTATATCTTGTGGTGCATCAGTTTGCTTTTTCATTGCCTATGTTTATTGCGGTGATATACTCAAACACACTTTTGGTTTCACACCGGAACGAGTTATTCATAATAATTTTTTTGTTTCATTGTGTGACCTCGGCGATACCTTGATTATTGCTTTTTGTACCTTAATTATTCACCCACTTAAAATAACAAGAATAAAATTTTATGCCTTTTCTATTTTTGTCTTCGTTCTACCATTCATACTTTTTACTGCTAAATCACCATCTTACGTGCTGTTTGTTCAATGTTTAATATGGTTTGTTAGTATTGAAAACAATCCTTCAGAAGCTATTTTTATCAAGCATTTTCCTGTATTAAAACGCATTACAAGCGTTACTTTTGCTTTTGCATTAGCTCGAGCATTAGTTTATTGCATCACTTCATTTGGTTTAATTTATATAACGGATATCTTAGGTTATTTTGGATTATGGGTCATATTGCTACCGATATTAATTGGTTTTTACTGGGGGTTAGACCACTTTGAAAAACTAGAAAACCAAAAGCAAGCTCAATTTCATACTCCACACCCACTCTCAACTAACCCCAATGAACTTAAACTGACAGCGATAAAATTATGATTATCAGTTTCCTCGCTAATCATAACAAAACTTAACCAGCCTAACCACATGAGGTAACTTTTATGCTTAAGCGTTTTGTAGCCCGTCTTTTAATCATCACACAGATTTATAGCAATTTATTTCAGGGCGTGGCGCATGGTAACTTTGCTGACCATCATGCTATCCAGAATGAAATCTATCTCCACAGTTCCGTTGGTAAGGATGGTGCCTTGCGTCTGTCCTTAGGTACGGACCATGGCACAACCAAAGATCCTGAGTTGCTCGAACTGTTCGAGGTGCCGTCTTATAAAAGCTTGGTCGCTCCACCCAAACCACTGCAACAAACTGTCGTAGATTTGCTCGACGTTGTTGAAACAGAGATGTCCGGGGACGCCGAGTCTTTGCCTGGTGACCTCAGCTTTGAATCTAATGGTATTACGCGTAAAGCTGAAGGTACGTATTTTACAATTCAGGGACTAGAAGTCTTTATCAATAATGATCATGAGATGTTAGTTCAGGGTCGGCAAACAGATTTTTCTAAGCCGATCTTTTTGAGTGGGGCAAAAAGCATCATCTTAAATAATGTAGATGCCAGCAGCTTAAAATTACTCTCACCTTCCATATTAGGAGTTGGACGCTCAACCATCGATTTCTTATCTTTAGAGGGATTAACTGACGCTGCGGTCTTTATCAATGGTGGTTCTTTAACAGCAAAAGAGATCTTTTTAAAAAATCTCTCCACCTCCAATCTTGGCAAGATAGAGACAGTTGCCATAGAGGCGCAAGCCGGAACTTTAAAAAATACTGGAACCCTAGAAGCTGAAACAAATATTACCCTAGGGGTTAATAGCTTTACTAATAGCGGTGTTGTCACCGCAGAATCGGTCCAAGGCTTAGAAGCTCTCCAAGAGTTTGCCAATACTTCTAGTGGGCGACTATGTGTTGATGAGCTCTTTAGAACCGGGGCACAGACAGCCGTGATTAACCACGGAAGTTTTACTGGGGGTGATTGTCAATTTACAGGACCATCCTTACTGCAGAATGGTAAAATGCACGTTAAAAGCTTACGTACTGAAGCAGGTACAGAAATTACAACAGACGCCTCACAGGAGCTGGTTGTCGAAGATACTTTAGTCAGTAAATCTAGATTGCCTTGGCAACTTTTAGGAAGCGTCCGCGCTAAAGAATTCACTCACTTGGGAAGATTAGATTTAGCTGGTGATCTTACTACAGCTTCTTTTACAGGACATGGAAGCATTCAAGCTACTGGTAAACTTAAAGGTGAACAATCACGGTTTATTGATGATATCCTTAATCTAGGCGAAATCGATACCCAAACTTTACAAGCAGATGCAAGATTATCGACGCACGGTAAGGTTCATGTCAGACGTACCGCCAGGGTGATCGGGTCATTTACGGTGGGTGCTGATGGAAGTTTTACAGGCTACGAGGCTGAACCTTTAGCGTTAAGCTTACATGATGCCGCTGATATCGCCGGTAAGGTTGACGTTGATCATCTTGATGCAAAAGCTATTCACCTAAGCGGATCTGGTCAACTGTTGGCTGCTCAAAACACCACAATTGATGGAGATCTGGCTATTGAGGTAGATGCCAAAGCGCACCTAAAAGGCTTAAATTTTACCGGTGGCGAAATTATCAACCTTGGTAAGTTAAGGATTGTGGGAATTGATTTGGTGCAAGATGCCGTAATTAAACTCACTAACGCAGGTAATGCCAGTATTGATGCTGCATATACTTTGCCGAAGCTTGATGAGCATAGCCCTGATAATTTAGCGGTAATGCATGGCGTTTCACCAATTTATCCTGAAATTCTTGAATTCAAAGAAGCACAAATGGCAATGAGGGCAACACATGAAGAAATGCAGCTTGTGCGCAGCCAAATTCAAGAAATTCCCTTGGCACCGACAGTAGCTTCTGGTAACCCGATTGGCAAGATTAACTTTTTAATTTCAAGAGCTTTAAACACAATTGCAAAATTACCACCCCAAGACCGTGGAGTTTTATTAACGGAACTAAGGGATAGAATTAATCTAATTGCACCTACATATTCTGGATATGATTCCGGCATCTTGACTACTGCTTTTAATGGTATACGTAACAGTTTTGCACCTAAAATACAGGCAGCTATAGATTTTGCCTTTGAACAAAACAAACACTTGCAACAACTGCAACAGGTGCTTATTTACAAAGATCTAATGCCAGAAGTCTTTCAGGTTAAGGGTTTGCCCGCTGCAACTGATTCACTACAATCGTTTCTTGCTGGGGTTGAACCAGTCGCCTTAAGTAGAGATCTGGTAGTACTACTACCGGAAGCTCGTATATATCCCGGCTTTGCTAGCGCTAATCCGGTGCTGATGAAAAGAGCAGCATCAAAGTTAAAGGCTCTATGTGAAGGCAGGGAATACGCTGAAAATACAATCTTTCCTGAATTCATTAGCCTCAATCCAATGCTGGTGAAAATTGCCGCCTCAAGATATAAAGAAATCTCAGAAAATCCCCTAATTCTGCCAGAACAACTGCTTAGCATGCCAGCAGAAGTTGTTAGCGCTGAACAACATCTTATTCAACAACTCCAACAACAGGTTGAATTTTTGCAGCAAGTATCAGCTTTCAGAAAGCAGATGCCAGATATTCCCCAAATTAAAATGCAGGTACTCAACCAAGTATCAGGACAACTGACCCTAAAATCAGGCAGATTTGAGTTTGTGGGTGATGCTACTCTAGTTAACCATGGTACTTTAATTCAAGAAAGTGCTTATACTTTGTGGCTGACCGGCAACCCAAGTGAATTTAATCGAGGCACCTGGAGGACGAACGGCTCGTTAGGCCTGTTGAGCTATCAAGGCAAAGATATGGGTAAGCTGGAAGTTGAAGGTGCCCTCGAGGTAGACACGCCTGTAGATGCTATGGAAGCCTTCCGTGGTTTGGCACAGTTTAAAGCTTCAAAAGTTATTATGCATGCACCGAGATTGTTGGTTAATGAGGACAAGCAGTTTGCGATGCCAGTGGAATTGCATATTCAAGATATGTTTAGTCTGCAAGCAAAATTGACAGCCCCAGCATTTGTCGTGAACGCCAGAAGGTTAGAACTGGGTTCTGGCGAAGGAGGCTGGGGAGTTTTATCGGCCTACCAAGAGGGCATTGACATAACCGTGACTAGCTTGAATAACAGGTTTGGTCATATCATCGCGATGCAGGACGCACAACTTACCGTCAATGGCGATGAGTTTTTTAATGGGGCTTGTTTATTAGACCCGAACTATGCAGAGCCAGCTGAAGGTGTCTTGGCTTACGAATACCCAAGAAAACGCAACGGCGCAGCAATCTCGGTAGGCAGAGACCTTAAGATCGCCGTCAAAGGCCAAAATGCTCTGTTGAATAATAACTATGGCTTAATGCAAGCAGATGGTTACCTCGATCTGTTCTCACAAAAACAAATGAGCAGTATGGCTGGGATTATCTCTGCAAAAGGAGGTGGTTTGATATCATCACCTGAGATTATTGTGAAAAGAGAAGACAGGGTGCAAAAACCCTATGGTTCAAAATTTTGCGATGGACATTTTTATTATAAAAAAGGTTGCCAGGTCAGAGATTCCTGTAGTGGGGGTGGTCGTTGTTCGCAAGCCTATCTGACCCGAGAGCAATCTGATGAAGGCTGGATTAATGTTGGGGGTGGAGATTTAGAGATTGATACAGACTCATTGACGGTTTTAGCTTCCCATATCGTATCCAAAGGTAGGCTTCTCTTAAAACGTCACGGTATCGATTTACCCAAAATTGAAAATGGCGCGCTTACGGGGATCAACGGCGTATTGGTGCAAAGCCGTCAAGATTCAAGAATTTATTATGGAATGTGTCGGAACGGCCAGACTACACAGCTACCAGTCATTCACAAGGCAGGTATTTTTTCTTATTCAGATATGGAGATGCATTCACACGGTTTAAAGATTGAGGGCATCTCGGCAACGCAGACGATGGATGTGGTCAGGGCGTTGACGCAAACCGTTCAAAGTGCTGGTTTTGATGTAACGACCGATCAAGCGCGCGATCTCTTGATTGATCTTGTCAGTGGTGCAAAATATCAAGCAAATGAGTCACACAGCTTGATTACTCATCTGGAAGGACAATTTGTTTACGATCTGCCCTTTGAAAGAATCGAGGTTCCTACCTATGGGCGTGGACCAATGCCAGTGTTAACTGACAGTTATGCAGTATTCGACGCAACACTACGTCAGGGTGCCTATCTCCAGCATACAGTCTCTAAAATGGTTTTAGAGAGCTTACTAGATAATTTAGTCATGAAGGCACTGCGCAATCCACAAAGAACAGACTTTTCCAGAAAACTCTATGAGAATTCCCAAGTTTTTGCCGTAAATAACATGAAGCAAAGACTTCTGCAAAGCAGTGAGGCAAAAACAGAAGAGGAAGCCGAAAATATCGTAGCGGTGAGATACAATCAATTAATCCCAATCACTTATCAAGACGTGAGTATTTACGGCAGGGATGTGAAAGCTTGTGCTAAACAAATGTTGCTGTTTGAGTTGGGGGCTAATTACCGGGCTATCGATAAATTAAAGCGCATGGAAGATGCCTTGGATCAAGAAATCTGTGATTTACGTCCCAAGGTGTTTGTCCCAAAAGAATCGGTGCCAACTGACAAAACATCAGCAACAGTTCACAGTGACGGCTCATTAGACCATCACGCAAGGGGCGACATGACCCTCAGAGGTGAGGCGCAATACAGCAGTCATGGGGGCACAACGAAGGTGGACGGAACCCTTACCCTAGAAGCGGTGGCGATGCGCCAAGGGGATGTGGTTAACTTTCAAGAACAAAGCTCTCGTCCGCTCATTCGCAACCTGGGCAATAATAATGAGCTAAACTTTATGGTCGACCAAGATGTGCTGCTAACAGGAGCATTGATCGATACGGGTGGTAAGGATAACACAATCAACATTTTTACCCCTGGACGAATCATTGATACAGCACTTGGAGTAAGCAGTAGAAGCACCACCCTCAGCCGCAGCAAGCGTTCCCACACAGTGACCGTGGTTGACGAAACACTGATGCAGCCAACTGAGTACTTTGGATTAGGTGCTATACAATTTAAAAGTGACAGCGGCGTTTTTTTGCAAGCACCTGAATTTACCTGCAAGGTAAGTGTGAACGCCCCTTATTTAGGGCTGTCAGATGCCCACAACCAACGTTCAGTGCAAAGTACCACAGAAACTTATGGTAGAAGAGGCCTATTTGGTGGATCCACCAAAAAGACCACCCAATCGATGATGCGCTCACTATTTTCGCAAGGTGGTAAACTCAAGGGACCAGAATTCATCGTACACGTCCAGCAATTTAGTGCGACCAATACAGAGTTTGATACCCAAGCAGAGATTACGGCTACAGAAAAAGTTGATCTTCTTACCGGCACCAGCAACACCTCTAGTCATACCCAGACCGTTTATAAGGGAGTGATTTGGAACAAGGTAAGTTCGGAAAGCCAAAAACACTTAACCCATCAGGCCTGTAGCTTTAGACAACCGGTAACCTTCCACACACCAGATCTAACCATGGAACGAGTACGTGGTTCAGGCGTAATAGAAAATCTGCACAGTGATACACCCGTTCAGTACCGGGATATGCTTGATGTCCATGAACACCACCAACACTCTCAGAAGAGTCTCAGTGCTGGGGCCGCGTTGATTACCAAGCTAGCAGTAGGCTTAATCTTGTATAGCAATCCCGTAACGTTTGGGCTGGGTGGTACGCCAGGAGTGATGGTTAATGCCGGTTTTGGCGCGTTGTGTAGTGATGCCACAGTCTGCCTAGTTGAAAATGATGGTGATCCTGGCAAAGCCATACAAGCCTTATCAAAAAGTAAAATCGCGATGAATGTCGCAAGGTCAATGTTGACTGCTGGCTTAGTTGGTGAAATCAGTGATGTGGTTGGTCTTCCATCAACCAACTTAGAATTAATTGATTATGCCCAAAAAGCGACCATTCAGTCAGCGGTTAATACAGTGTTAGCCGTTAGTATTGATGGTCAGAACTTTGAAAAAGCATTGATGCAGGGTATGACCACGGCTGCATTGTCTACAGCAACCTCATACTTGGCCAATCAGATAGGGCAATCATACTTTGATAAGCAGCTCAATTGGTTGGAACATAAGACCCTCCACGCATTGTTAGGTGGTTTATCAGGTGGGGTTAGTTCAAAACTATTTGGTGGTAGCTTTGAGAGGGGGGCTATATCCGGTGCCTTAGGTGCGGTAGTTGCGGAGGCAGTTGCTGAAATGCTTAAACCTGATCTGACCAATGAAATGATCAGCAGTCAAAACAAAAACCTAAGTAAAGATGAATTTGAAAAAGAGTTTATGGAAAAGGCCCAACAATCTTCTAAGTGGGCAGATTTTGTTGGTTCAGTAAGTGCTTTTGGAATGGGCTTGGATACTAATATAGCGTATCAAACCTCAAGTAATGCGACCCAAAATAATTTCTTACCTGGAATTTTACTGGCATTAACTGTGGGAAGCACGGTTTATGAAGGCTATCAAATTCACCAAACCTACAAAAATGAAGGTGGCGAAGCAGCCCTAAAGCATTTAGGTATTACCGTAGTGAGTGCTGCGGTGGTTGGTGGAATTGCCACTGTGGGCTTTAAAGTTGGTAAAGCAGTTTATCCAAGCTTGCATGAAGCTTATAAGGCAGCTGTAGCTAGTAGGCCAATGCTTGCAAGTGCTTTAACTGCAATGGAGTCTAGGCTTGGAAAAATAGAAAAATATGTTAAAGATCAGTTTGACTATAAGAGGCATTTTGTTAATAAAGATAAAGGAATAAATTGGTTAGACGAAAAAGCTGTAATGAGTGATAAGGCGCGTATGTATAATGATTCTGTCTCAGGAGCAAGATCAAATGCTATATCTGGAAATTCTCAAGCCCCATCTTTAAAATATTCAAATAAAGATGGTATAGAAAAAACTGTAAGATTTGATGGCATTGAAGATAAAATACTAATTGATAGAAAATTGGCAGTTGTAACAACAGAAAAAGCTAGAAATCAAGCATTAAGGCAATCAGAAGCTCTTGAACAAAATGGATTATTAGGCAGATGGGAAGTGCCCACCGAAAGCGAATTGAATAGGGCGTTAAAGATGTTTGAAGAATTAAACGTTAAAAATATAGGAGTCAAAGTTGTCAAAATACCAAAATTTTAAAGAGTCTATGGTTAAATGTTTAATTGAAACAATGGTTTTTTTGGAATTTACAAGTGAAGAACTATTAAATCCGGATGTGGCTATTGAAATGCAAGAAAGTATTTCGTTTGAATTAGGCAAACTAAGTCATGATGAAAAATGTGAATTGAAAGAAATGTTGGAGCTTATCAGTTTGGAATATACTGATAACAAAATAACTCAATATATCAAGTCATTACCAAGCAGCTTAGGAATTTCCTAGGATAGGTATATAGAAAATTACTGGATGCAAAGAGCTAAAGAATTAGGAGGAAAATAATGCAAGCAGTTGATGAAGCAGTAAGGCTTATTCGTAATAATTTTAATTCTTCTGAATATTCTTTAGATGGACATTATAGTGACGAAGAAGTTGAAAGTGCAGAAAAAATTCTCAATATTAAATTTCCTAAATCATACAGAGAGTTTTTAAAAAAATATGGCAATGTAGACGTGGGATCTTTATCGGTAATGGGTTTGTCAAGGTACAATTACCAAAATAGCGGGTATGGTGGGCTAGTATCGTGCACACTGAGCGATCGTCAAAATTTCTCGCAACCCAATCATATCATTTCTTTGTATGACATAGGAGAAGGCACTACTTACGCTCTTGATCTATCTCAGATGAATGAGAATAACGAATGCCCAGTTGTGTATTGGCCAATCGGTGGCTATGAAATGACCCCTATTTTAGAAGTGGTGGCTCCTGATTTTGGCACATGGTTTTTAGATATGGTTAAAGAGCGAATAAAGTGGAAACAGGAAGAATCACTGATTTCTTAATATATAGGACCATGCTGGCTGGGTCTAATAAAATCTCATGTCGCTAAGGTTAAATAGGATTAAGCTCTAGTTTTATCATTTCTAGTTGTCTTATACTTTACACCTGATTAAACTGTCTCTTGCTTGCTCATAGCTAATATTTTGGATAAACATTAGCTCATAAGCAAACAAATCAACAGCTAGATTATGAATTTCAATCTTGCTTTGATTTTTCTGCTTGCCATTAATGCTACTGCAGGTATCTCTAATCACCTCAGCTAATTTTTTTACTTCTCCAGAATTAATTTTTTGATAGTAATTTTTTGAAGTGGCCATCCAATTTTGACGTGAGGTGGACTTTTTTGACTTTAATATTTCAAAACATTCGCTTATCTCATCTAAGCTTGCTAATCCCCTGGCAGCTATGCCATCAATTTTGCTTTTGGGAAAATACGTTGTAACTTTTTTAGTGTAAAAATAGATTGACAGCACTTCTTCTTTACCACCATCAATTTCAATGGTTTGCCAACCCTGACATTTACCTACACCCCAGCGTGGCATAACCAAGAGATCGTTGATTTTTATGGCTTTTAGATTCATTATTTTTTCTTCCATATATCATTATAATTAAGCAATTCATTGACTTGTTTCTCTATTTCTTGACAGCGTAGTTTACATTTTTTGTGTTCAGCTGTTAATTTTTCGATAAAATTTGACCTCTCGTTTACAGAAAGAGAATTTACTGACAGCTTTCTAAAACATTTTTTTACTGCTTCTAAAATTGATAATTTATTTTGAGTCATTTGGAGTGCTCCTGTTAATATTTTCTTTTTTTCTAACTAATTCAAGCAAAGCAAGCGCATCAGCTTCATTATCATCTTTCGGGTGATAGCCTATAGCTTCGATCGCCTTGATGACATCTTGTTTACTAGCATTACCTTTGCCAGTTACATGAAGCTTGATATGGGACACTGGCACACCTTGATATGGCAAATTATGATCCTCACACCATGCGGTTAGGGTTGCTAGAAAACCACCGTAGACGTGAGCAGCATCTGTGCCGATGTGACGCCTGACTTCTTCAAAGTAAACACTTGTGATTTCGCCATTATAATTGAGGTCATCTAACCAATGACGAAATCTTAAAAACCTCATGCCGCCTCCTTGGAAACGATCATTCTTCAGATTAATCGTACCGCTGAATACCTGGTACCCATTTTTTGGATCTGCCTGTTGCCAAATGGCCCACCCAGTATTGGTGCCAAGATCAAGGGCCAGAATTTTATGCATGTGTTTCACCATTTGCTTGATTTTGATAACAAAAATTAACAAAATCACAGTACTGGCAGGGCATCTTGGGTGGAACATCATTAGCATCGCCTAAGGTTGCTGGCATATCTTTACCATGACTAATGATTTTGTTGATTTTTCTCAGTCCCATTTCGATTTCAGCTTCATCAACCTGAATCACAGCTTGATAAATCTCCCCATTGTTTTTGTTAACTGCCAAAAATAAGGTACGTGGGATTTCAATAAAGTGCATGTACATTTGGCACTGCAAATAATAGGTGGCGAAGGTTTTTTGAACCCCATTTTTAACTAGAGCTTTAAAATATTTTTCCTGGGTAGACTTGATCTCCAGAATATATTTGTTGCCTGCCTGATCTAAGATAATGCCGTCAATATGACCCTGGAAGTTTCCATCCAGTACCGAAAATGCACCCTGACGATTGAGAACCAAATATCCAGCCCCTTGAAGAGCTTTGATTAAACGCTCTTCCTCGTGCCGTCCCCGATCAAATTTCTCCTCACGACTTCCGGTTTTAAGGATTTCTTCTGGAGCTTTACTGACTGGTGCACTGACACCATTCCAATCGAGCCAGATGCGACGTTCACAAGCATGCCCTAATATTGACGCTCCAATGTAGCCACGGGTTTTTGATTCTGCTTGACTCGCATAGTAACCGAGCACTTTGTTTGGTAAATCATTAAAGGGCATGCCTGTTCTCCTATTGGCTATTAGTTAAAATGGAAATTCTTGATTTGCTATATCGGCTAGAGTTGCTGGGGCGTATTCTTTGATATAAGGGAATCTCTCATTTTTCTCAGACACAAATTCCTCAACAAAAACTTTGACTGTTTTGCCAACTAATACGCTTACATCAAAGTTTGCTCTTCCACCACTTGTTGATGGAAATTGCACGCCAGCTGCTGCACAAAGTTTCTTGAGTTTTTTACCTGCATGATTTCTTTTGGTTTCGACATCTGCCCATAACTTGAATTTATCTTTGAGAGTGTTGTCACCAATTTTCCAAGTGAGACAAAGTTGATCTTCATTATTATGGGTAACCTGATCTGCACCGATAATTTTTCCAGTGTGACTACCAGCAGCAATTGCTGGGGCATCTAAATCTGCACTCACTTCAAATGTTAACATAGTCATAGTTATTCTCCTTTTTCTGGGGTTGTAGTTTGGTTAAATTGTTTGTAGTAAGCCTGGATATGGTTAAACAAAAGATTCCAATCCAGGGGTAGTTTAGATGGCAGATTGTATGTGTTCTTAGCTAAGAACGTTGTCCCACCATCCGTATGTAATACACGAGTTGATTTTGATACTTTTGAGATTTTGCGATTAAATTCGACAGTCTCATCTTTCAGTTCAATTTCATCCTCGGCAAACAATACACATGAGCACCAGTTTCGTAATAATTCCGATGCTTTTTCATAAAGGTTGATTTGATATTGCATGTAGCTAGCACCAGTTAAATGTTCCTCACGTTTTTCTTTAAAATGAGCCAGCAAAATAATTGTGATTTTCTTATGCTCCCAAAGATTTTTTAATTTCTCTAAAAATTGATCCCATAAAGGAATCATTTTTTGATAACCTTGACCATATTGGAAACTTGCTAAACTGCTGACCTTGTTGTCTTTTAATACTTTTTCAATGACTAGCTTTTCTAAACTACTGAGTGAATCAACCACCAAAGTTTTAAACTCGTGGTCTTGATTAAATAAGGTGCCCAAAAAGGCCATGACATCGTCATAAGTTTTAAGGGTTACCCCAAAAGTCTTGTTACTAGAAACTGACAGCTCATAAATATTTTCATCCAGATCTAAAAAGATCGGACTTGGAGCACAGGATGCAAAGCGGCTTTTACCGATGCCATTACGTCCGTACAAGATAATCTTAGGTGGTACATAAATTACCTTTGGTTTTTGGTTCCTTAAATCAATTTGGGTCATCTAATTTTCCTTTTGTTGAGGTTTGGGTTAAGGAGATAGAGAGCTCCACCACCTTTTTTACTTGGAGTTTTTATAATTTGTTTAGACTCCAGCAATGGTTCTAGTAAGTCATCTAATTGCCGGGCATTGATGGCATAATGAAGAGCCATACAAAGATCGTATCTTCTAACCCATTTGCCTTTATGGGAAGCTAAATATTCAAGAATTTTATTGATGTATTTCTCATTTTTGTTTTCGGTAAGCAGCTCCGCTATGTCAAGATTGTTTTTCAAACAACGGATTGCAACACTTACAGCCCACTGAATATCTTTTAGGGTAATCTTGATTGGGGCATCGTATTCGGCTTTATAGTTTCCAGTGTCAATTTCTATACGTTGGGCTTTTGCCACCAGCAGGGCCAGTTTGATGGATTGTTCTGCTAAGTTTCCCACCAAAGAATCTACCTTGGCTGCCTGACATCGAAGTTCTCGTTGGACAGTCTGTGTAACTTTACTGAATCTCCCAAACCACTCTTTGGCTGAATCGTCAAAACTAACTATTTTGCCAACACATTTAATTGAACTTAAATCTTCTAGAAGTTTATGCGGAATGTTCTTGTTAATATTCGTGTTACGCTCAGAAGACTCGTAGTCAGGCTTTAACCAAAACACTAAAAATCGTGCTAGTAGACCAGATACCGCAGCTTCTGGGTTAAGCTTATTAATAATGTTTTCTGTAGCAGTTCCATAAACATTGAGATAAGGGTTTTCAATTCCTTGGATTTCTTCTCCTTTGATCTTATCCGTGGTTATATAGTTGCAATTGTAAAGCGTTAAAAGCTGTTGCTCTAAACGAGTTTCATGGGTGCCAGCGTTTCTATTTTGAAAGTTTTGAAATATATGGCTAATTTCATCTTGTGCCCAATAGACACAATTTTCTTTTTTACAAAGCGCATCTATTAACCCTTGAGATGAACCAATCGCCGAAGCTAAAGAGCCGCGCTTATCTAAGGCCTTGAGTATTGCACTGATACAACCAAGCCCATTATTTTTACCAGAACGACTAGGGCCAATCACCAAAATGTATAAATTAGTCCTAAGATCAGTGGTGCTAATCACTGCGTCCTTTTTTAAAAAAGCCAACAATGACAGGCTTGCACTTAAAGAAAAAATTGGTATGGGAGCCGGTGCTACTGATTGCACCCAATCATAGGTGCTTTTAAGAATCGGACAGGGAAAATCAAAGATATCACTAACAGCAAAGGGTTCTAAGTCATCCAAGCATTTATCGACAGGATCAATAAATTCATCAGCTTCTTCAAACTCTTCAACAACTATTTGGTTCTCTACCTTTGAAGGCTTCTCAGTAACGGCATTTGCGCTATCTGATGTTCCAGTGGTGATTACATAAGTTATCGGATTTGATCTAGATGTAGGTTGCCAACCAGCATTCCTCGCATGCATGAATAGGGTAGCAATTGTAACCCCACCACCTGACTTGAAAGAATTCCACTTTTTATTTAAAGATTCTATTCCCTCATATTTTTCGCTGTTTCTTGCTGACCAGTTATTCCATATAGCAAAACCACTATTGCCAAGCTCATGATGCAAGGCCATACCCATTTCAAGCCACGTGTCATAGTCACAACCGGCATCTATGCGGTTTAAAGCCTCACGGATGTCCTCTGAGGTCGTTTCGCGGTATTCTGATGGTATTACCAAAGGCAAAGTTGTTTTGGCTGTTGGTGGCAATGTATGAGGGTCTAAAAATTTACCAGCTATCTCATAACCCACCTCATATGCACCACCTTCAGATTTGCAGGGCATAATCCACATTCTGGAAACATCTTTGCTGGCAGATTTGTCTAAGCCTATTGGATTACCAAGTAAATTTATGATTCGAGCGTGAGCTTCAGGCCAAAAGTTAGGCTCAATAGCCTTTGCAAAAGGTAGAATTAATCGCCACCGGTGACGCAACTCTGTGTGTGACCAGGTGGTGTAATACAAATAAATTAGATCCAACTGTTTCAGCTGTTCTATAAATTTCGGTAATTTAAGTTGTCCATCTTCAGTGTTGTCGAAGTCCAGCACCATAGCTGACAAAGCCTTAACATTCTCCTTAGCGCGTGTAGTATCAGGTTTATAAGCCACCATACTAGATAGTGTAGTCACGAGATAAGAAAGAGTGATATGCTCTGCTAAAAAGATAGGAGAGAAAAGATGAAAGCGCACAGAAGACACGATATCTCAGACAAAGTATGGTTTTTGCTTGAGCCCCATT